GTTTCTTCGGATGTTTCGGGCGATCAATCCTGGCAGCCGGCGGACGGATCGCGTGACGCGGATTCAATTCGAGTACGTCGATGCCGAGTGAGGCCTGGTTCTGCGGTCGGATCTCGCCGAAGCTGCGGCTCGCCTGCGACCGTGAACCGGGCCACGGCGGCCGGCATCGCGGCTATCTGGTGCAGCACGACGAGCCCGTGTTTTGGGATGCCGACGCGCCGCCGGCGGCCGAGCAGCTCGCGCTCGTCTTCGACGCGGCCGACCTGATCCCGCTCGCCGAGGATCCGGATCCGCGCGCCGGCACACTCATCGAGCGGGCCGAGCGGTTTCACGCGCTCAATCCGCAGGTGTACCGGATGGCGTGCCGCGTGCTGCGCTACATGCGGGATCGCGGGCTGCCGCGGTTTGGCATCGGGGCGGCCTGGGAAATTCTTCGCTTCCGCTACCTCGAGACGACGGGCGACGTCTACAAGCTGAATAACAATTACCGGGCATTTTACGCACGGCGGATCCTCGAGCGCGAGCCGGATCTCGCCGGCTTTCTCACGACGCGCGACTGTCCGCACGACTCGGAGTACCGGACGCGACCGGCGCGACCGGCGCGCCAGGACGCCGGGCCGCTCGAGCCGATGCTCTCATGACGCCGCCCGGCTGTCGCGTGAACGAGGCCAAACGCGGCCGGAACCTCGAGCGGGCCCTGCGGCTCATTCGGCTGCTGCGGTCTGAGCGGGCCTTCACGCTCTATCAGCTCGCGCGGGCCCTCGGCGTGCACAATCGCACCGTACGCCGCGACCTGGCCGTGATTCGGCGGATCGGCGGCGTGATCGAGGTTCGACCGGGCCTCGAGGATCAATGCGTCTTGTATTCGCGGCTGCGCTGGCGGTCGGATTCCGTCGTCGGCCGTGGTGATCGGCCGCTGACCGACGACGACGACAGCGGAAAAGCCGTTGACGGCCGACGGGCGAAGGGCCTAGACTGCGGCCGGCGCGTCTGACCGGACATCCGGCCGCGTCATGCTACATCCGGAATCGCCGAGGGCCTCGTCGCATGCGTGCATTTCTGTTGAATCTGCTCGCGCTCGGCCTCGCCGCGATCACGATCGCGTATCTCGTCGCGTGACGCGCCGAGGATTTGCCGGGAGATCTGCCGCCGTGTCTATCGCCGCCTTCCTCGATTCGCTCGACAGGCTCGACGTCGGGCTGCTCATCGGGATCGCCGTGCTCGTCGGCGTCCTGATCGGCCTCACGCTCTCCGCTCCCCGGCGCGTCGCGGCTCGCCGCCCTGACGACGCGATCGCTCGCATCCTGGCGGCCGTCTCACCGAAAGGGCCCATCATGACGTTACTCGAACGATTGAATGCCGCAATGGCGCTCGCAAACGCCGAAACGAACAAGATCGCCGGCGAGCTCGCCGACCTGAAGGCGCAGCTCGCCGCGGCCGCGGCCGCGGGCGGCCTGTCGTCGACCGATGCCGGCGTGATCGCCGATCAGCTCGACGCGCTCTCGACGCGCCTGCAGACCGTCGCCGGCGACACGCCGACCGAAACCGGCACGACACCGACGCCGGAACCGCCGCCGGCATAGCACGCTCGTCTCGGGCCCGCGGCCGCGCCCATGCTGGCGGCCGCGGGCGCTCGTTTGCGAAAGGTCGCTCCTGACCATGCCACGTCTTACCGCAGAGATCACCCGCGGCGGGCTGCGCGGCAGCTTGGCCGTCGACGCTGACGTGCCGCTCGCGCGGCTCGTTGCGATCTTCCATGACTGGCTCGACAACATGACGCGCCAGGCCGACGAGCTCGAGCGGCCCGCGGCGCTGATCGGGCTCAACCTATCGCCGGGAATTGCCGTGCCGCTCAAAGACGGGCCGGCGCTCGAGGCCGAGCCGGCCGCGCCTGACGTGATCGATCAAATTGAGAACGGGTATCGGCGGATCGGCCGTGAGGGCGCCGCCGTGCCGGCCGTCGCGCCGCCGGCCGCGCCGGCGACCGTCGTCGAGTCGCGCGAGGCGACCGTCGCGGCGATGATGGCCGCGGCGACGCCGAAGACGGCGCCGGCCGGCCGCTGCGAGCAGCTCGAGGCCGCCATCGCGTCGCGACAGTCGCGGATCGAGGCTGACGTCTTGGCCGAGCTGTCGCACGACTGGCGGCCGCTGACCGAGGTTCGGCCGGCTGTCCGGGCGAGGGGCAAGGGCGGATACGGCTACGGCCAGGCCGGCATCGAGGACGCGATCGGGCGTCTGATGGCCGCCGGCCGCGTCGAAAAGGCCGGCCCGGGCGGCCGGCCGTCGACGACGCAGAGCGGCTATCGGACGATCCGCCTGGCCGTCGCCGATCTCGTGCCGTCGAGGGATTGGCGGCCGCGGCCGACGGCCTCGAGCCCGGCCGGCGAGCGGCCCGATCGGCTCGCGCTGATTCGCCGGGCCTGCGTCGCCGTCTTGAACGACGGCGCGGCGCACGACTTCAAGGCCCTGAGCGACGCGTCGCCGCCGACCGCCAGCTTCGAGCAGGTACGGGCCGTGCTCGGCGAGCTCGTGCGCAGCGGCCAAGTCGGGATCCGGTCGGTCGGCCTCGAGCGACGGTACCAACGTCGACCGGAGATCGCTTGTGTCACGTAAGGGCGCGCCCGGCCATCCGTCGCACACCTGGATCGGCGACGAGTGCACGGCCTGCCGGGCCCTGAAGGGCACGCGGTACGCCGACAATCGCTGTCCGAAGGCGGCGATCGGCGTCGAGGGTCCGGCCGATCTGACCGGCTGGCCGTTGTGGCTCGTCGGGCTCTGGCTCGGCACGACGGGCGGCGGCGCCGCGATCTGGCAGTACCTCGGCCTCGAGCAGAGCGAGGCCATCGCCGACGCGCGCTGCACGTCGGCCGAGCATTTCTTCGTGCCGGTCACGGTCGGCCGCTCCTACGTCGACGAGTCGCTCTGGCCGCTCGCCGTCTATCCTCGAGCGTCGTCGACGGGGCATGGCGCGGCGCCGGACGCGTAAACCGGCGGCGCCGCCATCCGTGCCGGCGCCCGGGCCCGCGCGGCCGCGCGCGACCGGCGCGGCGCCGACGCCGGCCTGCGGCCGCCAAACGAAGACGTGTAGCTGCGGCAAACGCGGCATGGGCCGCCATCATCGCTCCGAACACGTCAATAATCGCGGGCCCTGCACGCGGAAGGGCTGCACCTGCCAGGCCTTCGATCCGCTGCCGTGTACGCAGCCGGTCGGCCCGAATGGCGCGTGTCGGTATCACGGCATGCACGCCGCGAAGGGCTCAGCGTCCGGCACGTATCGGCACGGCGGCCGCTCGAAGTACGTCGGGCATCTCTTCGGCGAGATGGCGACGGCCTACACCCGCGCCGTTTCGGATCCGGAGCTGCTCAATCTTGGCGCCGAGCTCGCGCTGACCGAAGCCCGCATCGTCGACGCGCTCGAGCAGCGGCGCCTCGCGCAGCCGGCGAAGGCCTCGAAGGCCTCGAAACGCGCGACGGCCGCGATCGACCTGGCGCTCACGGATCAGCTCGACTTGAAGCGACGGCTCGCGACGTCGCAGGCGCGGATCCTACGCGATACGCACCAAATGTTGACGCAGGGCCAAGTGCTCGAAGTGATCGCGCAGCTCGTCGAGATCGTGAGACGTCATGTACAAAATCCGTCAGAGGTTACTGCCGTGGTCGTCGCTCTCTCGGGACTTCTTGATTCGGGAGCTCGCGCACCGACTGACGCCGCCTGATGCGCCGATGGCGGATCTTGGGAGCGCACAACTGACCGACGACGAACGGCGCGCCGCCGACGAGGCCCGCGGCAGCCTGCGCGTCTACATGCGGGCGATCTGGCCGATCATCGAGCCGCGATTCCCGCTCATCGGCGGATTCTTTTTCGACGCGCTCTGCGACCATGCGCAGGCCTTCGCACTCAGACAAATTCAGAACATCCTGATCGCGATTCCGCCGCGGTTTACCAAGTCGTCGACGTGGTCGATCGGCCTGCCGAGCTGGCTCTGGACGCGCGATCCGCGCCGGCGCGTGCTGGCCGCGTCGTTTCCCGGCGGCCCGGGCCTCGAGCATGCCGTGCGCGCGCGGACGGTGATCTCGTCGCTCTGGTATCAACGGCATTTCGGCGAGCTCGTGCGGCTGCGCGACGATCAAAACGAAAAGGACTATTACGAGACGACGGCCGGCGGGTACCGGATCACGACGCACGTCGGCGGCGGCACGGGCAAGGGCGGCGATCTCACCGTGCTCGACGATCCGCATAACATCGAAGAGCGGCATAGCGAAACCGTTCGAAAGGCCGTGATCGAGTGGCATGATACCGTCTGGTTTGGCCGGCTCGACGATCTCGAGCACGGCGGCCGCGCCGTGATCGGCCAGCGGATCCATACTGACGATCTGATCGGCCACCTGGCCGCGACCGGCGAGTACGAGCTGCTCGTGCTGCCGCAGGAATACTCCAAGAAACGGCAGATCACGATCGAGGGCGGCGCGAAGATCACGCCGCCGAAGACGTCGCTCGGCTGGCAAGATCCGCGGCGCGACGAGGGCGCGCTGCTCTGTCCGGAACGGATGGGCCCGGGCGCCGTCGCGGCCGCGCGCAAGCTGCTCAAGGGCGAATTCTCCGCGCAGCAGAATCAAGATCCGCTCCCCGAATCCGGCAACCTCTTCAAGCGGGAATGGTTCGGCCAATTCGTCGACGCCGTGCCGACCGACGCGATCCGCGTACGGTCCTGGGATGCCGCCGCGACACAAGACGACGGCGACTACACGGCCGGCGTCAAGATGGCCTGGGCGAAGGACGGGCGCGTCTACGTCGAGCACGCGCTGCGCGGCCAGTGGGGCCCGGGCGAGGGCGATCGCGAAATGCTGCGGCAAGCGAAGCTCGACGGGCCGACGTGCGCGCAATTTGAAGAGCAAGAGCCCGGCAGCGCGGGGAAAAAGATTTGCAACGCGCACGCGAACGACTTCACGCACGCCGGCCTCTCGTACGAGTACGCGACCGCCGGGACCGACAAAGTCACGAAGGCGCGGCCGTTTCGCGGCGCGTGCGAAAACGGCGATGTGTGGCTCGTGCGCGGGCCGTGGAATCAAACCTTTATCGACGAGCTCTGCGCGTTTCCGAAGGGCTCGAACGACGATCAAGTCGACGGCGCGGCCAATGGCTATAACTGGCTGATCGAGCATCAGCCTGAAGGCGAGCTCGTCGTCGGATGACATTCGATCGCCGCACGTCGATACCCTGGGCGCCTCGAGGCCGCTGCCGCGGCTGCGGCGGCGAAGTGCCGAAGCGGCGCCGGACGTGGTGCTCGGATCGCTGTGTCGTCAACGCGCAGATCCGCGCCGGCGATCCGCAGATCGTCCGGCGTGAGCTCGAGAAACGCGACGCCGGCGTCTGCGCACGATGCGAGATCCATACGCGGCCGATCGAGCGCGCGATCCGACATCTTGAAGCCTGGCGCGAGCTCGAGGCCGATCGCCTCGAGCGACGCGCCGCCGCTCTCTTCCTCTATCGCGCGACAACCGGGCGGCAGCATCTTTCGTCGCACCTATGGGAAGCCGATCACGTGACGCCAGTCGTCGAGGGCGGCGGAAATTGCGGCCTCGAGGGCTATCGGACGCTCTGCCTTCGTTGCCATCGCGCCGTCACGGCCGAGCTCGCGGCGCGTCGCGCGCGTGAACGGCGCGACCTGAAGGCGAAGACCCGGCTCGCGGCCTGGACGGGGCGATCAGAGTGACGCGCCGCGATCCGGATGGCGCGCCGCTACCGTTCACGTGCGAGCGTGCGACCGCGCTGCCGCACGGCGGGCTCTGGCGGTACTACCGGCAGACCGTGCTCGATGATGGCGGCGGCTTTCTCGGCGAGCTCGTGATCGTCGAACGCGTCGCGCCGCACGGCCTCGAGTGGGCCGTCGGCGTCGGCCTGAGCTCCGTGCGGCCCGGGCGCTGTGAACGGTTTGGCCGTGGCTGAGGATCCGAAACCGCCGGCGAATCCGCCCGGGCGGCCGCGCACGCGGCTCGAGCCGTGGTCGGACCTGGGCCTCGAGATGCCGGCGCGGCTGCACGATGCGATCTGCAAGGCGGCCGACCGGCAGGGCGAATCGATCGCCGAGTGGCTGCGCGGCGCCGCGATCGCGCGGCTGCGCCGAGAAGGGCAAGCCGTCCGGCCGCCCGACGATCCGGACAACGGCGACGGCGGCCCGCTCGTCGTCGGCTGACCGCAAGCCGTAGGGGCTACGGTTTTTCCAACGGCAAAATACGGGGCACGCGCGCGTGTCCGTCATACTCTCCGACGTCGCAGGAGCGGCTGAGGGCCCGTCGCCTGGTCGGTCGGCCTCGTCTTTTCCCGGCCGAGTGCACGACGCGGGCGACGGCTCCAATAATCGCCGCTTGCGACGTACCGCCCGACTAACCCATGCGTGAATGGCTCGCGAAGGCCGCCGTCAAGACGCTCGGATCCGATGTCCTGTCGGCCGTGCTGTATGCCGGCCAGGCCTACGGCCGGATGCCGCGGCTCGGCACGCGCCAGCTTTTGCGGGCATACAACGAGCTCCCCTGGCTGCGGGCCGTCGCGGATAAGACCGGCCGCGCCGTCGGACACGTCGCCTGGCATGCCTGCGTGCCGACGTCGAAGGGCAAGGCCGTACTCGATCGCCGGCTGCAGCGCGCCGGCCTCGTCGAGCGCGCGAAGCTGCTCGGCCGCTTGAAGGATCAGGGCGAGCTGCGCGAGCTGCCGAATCACCCGATCCTCGACTTCCTCGACGGCGGCGCGACAAATCCGTTTTTCCACGGGCACACGATTCGCGAGCTGACGACGCAGTACCTCGATCTGATCGGCGAGGCCGCCTGGCTCATCGAGCGCGACGCGCTCAACATGCCGATCGCGTGCTACCCGATTCCGGCAACCTGGGTGATCCAGATCCCGACGAAGGACCGGAACACGTTTCAAATCTTCGCGCCCGGCGGGAGTACGGAGATCCCGACGGATCAAGTGCTCTGGCACTATCACCCGGATCCGCAGAATCCCTACAGCCGCGGCAGCGGCCTCGGCATGACGCTCGGCGACGAGCTCGAGACGGACGAGTACACCGCGAAGCACGTTAAAACGTGGTTTACAAATCGCGCGATGCCGGAAGTTTTGATCACGGGCAAATTTGACGAAACCGAGCGGACGCGCATCGAAACGAGCTGGAAAAATCGCTTTCAGGGCTACATGAAACACTGGCTGCCGCTTTTCTTGAATCGCGAGGTGACGGTACAGCCGCTCTCGCAGACGTTCGAGAATATGCAGTTGATCGAGCTGCGAAAGCACGAGCGCGACATCGTGATCCAGACGTGGGGCGTGCCGCCGGAATGCTTCGGCATTGTCGAGAATTCAAATCGCAGCACGATCGACGCGGCCGACTACATGATGGGCCGCTTTGTCACCGTGCCGCGGCTCGAGTTCCTGCGCGCGACCTGGCAGAAAACGCTCGTGCCGCAATTCGACGAGCGGATCGTGCTGCTGTATGACACGCCCGTACAGGAAGATCGCACGTTCGAGCTCGAGGTCATGAAGGCGCAGCCCTGGGCCGCGAAGATCGACGAGTGGCGGGCGAAGATGGGCCTCGCGAGTCTCGCGAACGCCGGCGGCGATGTCTTCGCGATTCCGTTCGCGCAGTCGATCGTGCGTCGGCTGACGCCCGACGAGCCGGCGCTGCCGGCGCCCGTCGCCGACGTGCCGGCGTCCGACGTGCCGCCGAACAAGAGCGGCCGACGCCGGCGGGCGCTCACGGCCTCGAGCGCGGCCACGGTCGCGAACGCGTGCGATCCGGATCTGCTGATCGATCAGGCGCAGCCGGCCATCGACGCGACCGTCGCGCATTTCGGCAACGCGACGATGGGCCTGATCGCGCCGAAGGCCTCGAGGCCAGGCCGGAAGGCCGGCCAGGATGCCGCGACCGCCGACGAGCTCTCGAGCGAGGACTTCGACGTCGAGGATCCGAAGGTCCGCAGCTTCCTCGACGACTGGGGCGGCGATCGGATTACGGGCCTCGTGAACGAGACGACGAAGACGGCGATCCGCGGCGCGATTACGTCGGGCCTGAAAGACGGCGACACGATGGATCAGATCGCCACGGCGATCGGCGACGTCTTCGATCAGGCGAGCGGCGCTCGGGCCCTGTTGATCGCCCGCACCGAGATCGTGCGCGCGTCCAACTTCGCCGCCGTCGAGGCGATGCGCCAGGGCGACGTCGAGGAAAAAGAGTGGCTCTCGACGCAAGACGGCCGCGTGCGCGATACCGACGAGGCGAGTCACGTCGATCTCGATGCGCAGATCGTCGCGATCGACGACGTCTTCGAGGATCCGGCGAGCGGCGAACAAGCCATGTACCCGGGCGACTTCGGCGTGCCGGCGGAAGATTGTAATTGCCGATGCGGCGTGATTCCCGTCATACCGGGCAAGGCCGAGGCCGTGCAGCGCGTCGCACATTGGAAGTCATTTGACAGCGATCGGCGGGCCTTCGAGAAACAGCTCACGGCCGCGCTGCGCCGCGGGTTCTCTCAGCAGCGCGCGGCCGTCCTGGCCGCGTTTGCGCACGCGCAGAAAAAGGGGATCGCATGGCAAGCCGCTTGAATTTCGTCTCGGATCAGAAATTCCACGAGCTCGCGCTCGGCATCGCGGCCGGACGCCTCGAGCCGAAGGCCTGCGACGATCTCGCCGTGCTGAAGTCGGGCGCGCTGCGCGAAGTCAGGGCGATCGATAAGGTCAATCGGCTGCTCGATATTTGCATTTCGACCGACAGCGTCGATCGCATGGAAGACACGATCGCGCTCGACGGCTGGCAGCTCGAGAATTACATCGAAAATCCGGTCGTGCTCTTCGGACACGATCAATGGAATCCGCCCGTTGCGCAATCGGTGAAGGTCTGGAATGTACCGGGCACGCCGGGCGAGCTCTGGGCCCGCGCGCAATTTGTCGAGCGCGAGATCTATCCGTTTGCCTTCATGATGTTTCAGCTCTACGCCGGGCGCTACATGCGCGCGGCCAGCGTCGGCTTCCGGCCGACCGATTACGAGATGTCGAGCGACCGCAAGGGCGGGATCGACTTCAAGCGGCAAGAGCTGCTCGAGTGGAGCTGCGTGCCCGTGCCGGCGAATGCCGAGGCGCTCGCGCAGGCGAAGGCGGCCCGGATCGAGCTCACGCCGATGAAGGCCTGGGCCGAGCGATGGCTCGACACGTGCGAATCGCACGATCAGCGCGACCGTCGCGAACGCGACACCGTCGAGCGGCTGCGCGCCGCCACCGATCCGGCCGGCCGGTCGCTCGTGCTCACGATCGGCGATCTGAAGTTTCCCCCATCCATCGAAAGGGCTGACAGCATGACTGCGAAACACGTCGCTTCGGTCGACGCGGACTATCCGTACGCGTGCGCGCAGGGGCACGGGCACAAGACGGCGCTCGAGGCGCAGACGTGCGACGTCGTCAAGGTCGAGACGCCGCGGAAGGATGCCGCCGGCAACGACGAGGCCGGCGAAGAGGCGGCCGAGCTCGTGCAGTATCAGGCCATGAAGGCGCAGCTCGTGCTGCACGCGAGCGTCGTCGCGTCGGCGCTCGAGCAGGTGAACGCGCTCATCGCGGCCGAAACCGAATCGCCGACCGACACGCCCGACGGCGAAGCGGCCGAAGAGGCCGTCGAGGACGCCCGCTGCTCGGTCCTGCTCGGACATTGCGCGCAGCTCCACGGCTCGATCGCGAGCCTCGAGTCGATCGTCATGGCCTGCATGCAGGGCGAAGCCGACGACGTCTCGATCGGGATGCGCAGCCTCGAGGCGCGCCGCAAGTCGGGCGCCCGGCACTCGGCCGCGGATCTCGCGCTCGGCAAGAAAGCCGCGCAGCACGTCGTCGACGCGCACGGCAAGATGGTCGAGCTCGGCTTCGCGAAACCGCCGAAGAGCGGCGACAAGCCGGCCGATGATGACGCGGCCGACAAGGCCGCGAAGGCCGGCGCGCGGCACTCGGCGGCCGACCTGGCCGCCGGCAAGGCCGCGGCGAAGTGCATGCGCGACGCGCACGGCACGCTCGTCGAGCTCGGCTTCGCGGATCCGATGGCGGCCGCCGACGAGGATCCGGCCGATCAGGAAGAGGCCGACACGCCGGCAGACGAGACGGACGATCAGAAGTCGGCGCGCGTGGCGTCGCTCAGCGACGACGCCGATTTCGGCGGCCTGCTCGACGACGAGCCCGAAGAGCTCGACGACTTCGAGCAGTTTCTCGGGATGCCGCGCGACGAATTCCGCGCGAGCATTCACGACGCCGTGAAAGATTCGATCGACGCGGCGCGCGGCCGCATCGTCGACTAGCCGGGAGCACGATTCCGGAAGGGACGCACTACACCCGCGGGCGCCTGGGGCGCTCGCTTGAACGGGAGATACACCGATGGCAGAAGAGAAGAGACTCACAAAGAGCGACCTGCAGGCCTTCATTCGCAACGAATGCGGGGCGGCCGTGGCGAAGGCGCTCAAAGACGTGCAGGACACGATCGGGGCCCGCGGCGCCGATCAGGTGCGCGAGCTCGCCGAGCGCGACAGCGCGGCGCGTGGCAAGGCGGCGTCGGGCGCCGGCCTGGCGTTCGGCGGCGTCTGCGCGGCCCTCGCGCTGACGAAGGGCAACGTCGGCCAGGCGATCGACCTGGCGACGAAGGGCGCGAAAGACTTCAAGGCCGATCCGATGATCGCGAAGGCGCTCACGTCGGGCGATGCGGCGTCGGGCGGCTTCCTGCTCGCGCCGGAAATGTCCGACGAGATCATCGATCTGCTGCTGCCGCGCACGACGGTACGGAAGCATATCGACAACGTGCAAGAGCTCTCGTCCGGACAAGTCAACGTCCCGAAGCTCACGAGCGGCGCGGCCGTGTCGTGGGGCGCGGAAGTCGCGGCGATCGCGGAAACCGAGCAGGCCTTCGGTCAAGTCGCGCTGATCGCGAAGCAGGAAAAAGTCTTGATTCCTGTCTCGAACACGCTCATGCGTCGCGGCGGCCCGCGCGTGCAGGCCATCGTGCGGAATGACGCGCTGCGTCAGATGACGATCGGTGAAGACTCGAAGTTCCTGCGCGGCGATGGCACGGGCTCGGCGCCGAAGGGGCTGCGCTACTGGGCCAACGCGGCGAACGTCGTCGCGTCGACGGGGATCACGAACGCGACGATCACGCCGGATCTGCTCGGGCTGATCACGAAGCTCATGCAGGCTAACGTCGCCATGACAAAGCCGTGGTGGACGTTTTCCCCGCGGTCGCTCAACGCGCTGATGGGGATCCAGACGACGACGGGCGCCTTCGTCTATCGCGACGAGCTCTCGAAGGGGACGCTCTTCGGGATCCCGTACGAAGTCTCGACGCAGGTACCCGTGAACCTCGGCGCCGGCAACGTCAAGAGCGAGGTCTATCTCGCCGACGGCGACGAGCTCGCGCTCGGCCAGGGGCCGCAGCTCCAGATCGCGCTCTCCGAGGACGCGACATTCGTCGACGCGGCCGGCAAGACGATCTCGGCGTTTCAGCGCGATCTCACGCTGCTCCGCGTGATCAACGAAGTGGATCTCGTCGCGCGACACGATCTCGCGATCGCGATTCTGAAAGACGTCGCCTGGTAAATCCCGGCGCCGCATGCGGCGCACTCGGGCACACAAGGGAAGCGGACACATTTTTTTTCTTGAAGGAGTGAGCCATGAAAGAACCGGGAGCCGGGGGATCGGTCGCGCAGAACGTCGGCGCGTACCTCAAGGGCAAGAACGCACTCGCACCGATCACGGTCGGCGCGGGCAACGGCGGATCGGGCGTGAAGCAAGTCGGGCAGAGCATCGACCGATTTCTGAATCGTCTGCCAATGTCGCTGAAGTACATCATCGTCGCGGCGGCGACGCTCGGATCGGGGCAGACGGCGATCGTGCAGCCCGTCGTCGAGTCGAGCCCGGACGACTCGACGTACACCGATTACGGCGTCGACGGCGTGAACGATCCGGCCGCGACGACGATCACGGGCAACAACGACGGCAGCGTCGTCTACGCTGAGATCGAGGTCGACGTCGACCTGGGCGCGGCGAGCGAATACGTCCGGCTGTCGCTGACGCCGACGCTGAGCCGGTCGGGGACGGATACGGTCAAGTTCTCGGCCGCGGCCGCCCTGGGCGGGCTCGAGGCGCTGCCGAACGCTGCCGCGACGACGTAAGCGTCGACGGCAGAATCAGTTAGCACGACGGCGGCGGCCCGGCATACAATGCGGGCCGCCGCTGTGTTCCACGTGGAACACCTGCCGGCCTCGAGGGGGAGTCGGGCCCGTGATCAATCTCTGCGTTACCACGTTCAATCGACAAGACTTACTCGCCGGCATGCTGCGCTCAGTCTTCGAGGGCACGCTGCGGCCGGATCGGATGTACCTGATCGATCAGGCGGCCTCACCCGAACGGCTCGAGGCCGCGCTCGACGTCGTCACGTGTCCGATCACGCGGATCGACCTGGGCGCCTCGAGGGGCTGCGAGGCGGCCGCCGTGAATTGGTACCTCCAGCACGTCGGCGAAGAGCGCGTGATCGCGCACGAGGACGTCGTCTTCGCGCCCGACAGCCTCGCGCGATTCGTCGCGACGCCCGGCGACTTTCTGATCGACGACTCGCTCGGCGTCATGACGTACCGCGATCGCTGCCGGGAGCTCGTCGGCCTCTACGATCCGACGATCAGCCCGTTGTACTTTCGGTACGTCGACGTCGACTACGAAGACCGGCTCGCGCTCGCCGGCATTCACCCGACGGTCGCGACGTGCGGGATTCAGCATTTGTGTAACGGGACCATGAAAGGCTACGCGCCCGATCAGATTGGCGAGTATCATCACCGGCATGAGATCGCGCGCGTCAATTACGAGCGGAAATGGCGGCGCGAGGTGACGTTCGGCGGCAATACGATCGGCCGCGGGATCTGGCGCCAGTCGCACTCGTACGACTTCCTGCGGCTCTGCGAGCCGCTCGGCCTCGACGACATCATTCGCAGCGGCGCCGCTGAGCAGGTGACGGCATGATCGTCGCGCTCGGCGGCATGGTCCGCAACGGCGCGCACTATCTGCCGCGGTACTTCGGCCAGGTCGACGCGCTCGAGGCTTCGCTCGCCGCCCGCGGCGATCAGCTCGTGCTCGTGATCGCCGAAGGTGACAGCCTCGACGATACCTGGTCACGTCTGCACGACTTCACGGCCGGCCGACGCGCGCAGGTGATCAAACGGGCGCACGGCGGCCCGGCCTGGGGCAGCGTCGACGATCCGGCCCGTTGGAAGGCCCTATCGTGGGTCTGTAACGGCGTGCTCGAGGCCCTCGAGCCGACCGTCGACGTCTTCGTCTACGTCGAGATGGATCTCGCCTGGGATGCCGCGACCATGATCGGCCTGATCGATCAGCTCGACGCGGCGCACCCGGCCATCGCGCCGATGTGTTTTACCGCCGTCGGCGACTTCTACGACATTTGGGGCCATATCAAAAACGGCGAGAATTTCGGGCCGTTTCCGCCCTATCACCGGGCCCTCGAGGCCGGCCTGACGCAGATCGACTCGGCCGGCTCGTGCCAAGTCATGACGGGCGCGCTCGCCCGGGCCGTGCGGTTTGGGCCCGACGATCTCGTGCGCGGCCTCGGCCGCTCGATTTACGAGCAGGGCGGATCGTTGTGGGTCGATCCGACGCGTCGCGTGGTGCACCTGTGACGGGCGCACGCGGCCCGCTGCGCGTCTTTCTGGCGCCGCGGCCTGGTATTAGCCTCGGCATTCAACGCGTCGCGCAGGCGCTCACCCGGCACGCGCCGGCGGGCGTCGTGATCATGCCGCGGCGCGAGCAGGCCGAGCTCGAGATCCTGCACGTGATCGGCCGCGGCTGCGTGCCGGCCGAGCCCGTCTTCGATCGCGAGATCGCGATCATTCAATACTGTTTCCGCACGAGCGAAACGCCGACCGCGGCCGCCTGGCTGCCGTACTGGGCGGCGGCGCGGCTCGTCTGGAGCTATTACGATCTGGCCGGCGTGCTGCGCGACGAGCTGCCGCCGCACGTCGACGGCCAGGCCTACGAGACGCCGCGCTTTCTCATGCAGCCGCTCGGCGTCGACGCGGCCTTCGCGGCCGCCGGCGACGCGGCGCCGGCCTTCGGCCGCTATGCGGTCGGCACGTCCGGTTTTCTCGCCGGCGACGAGTCGGTCGACGCGGTCGCGGCCGCCTGCGGCGCGCGCGGCCTCGAGATGTTTCACCTCGGGCCCGATCTCGGCCTCGGCGGACACGTCACGTCAATGCTCGGGATTTCCGACGGCTGCCTGGCGCGGCGCTGGCAGGAATGTCGGTACGTGTCCGGCCTGCGGCGGATCGAAGGCTTCGAGCTGCCGGCGCTCGAGGGCCTCGTCTGCGGCACGCGGCCGATCTGTTTCGACGCGCCGCATTATCGGCGCTGGTTTTGCGAGCATGCGGAATACATCGCCGAGGGCGACACGCCGACGATCCTCGAGGGCGTCGGGCGCGTGCTCGACGGCCCGTATCGGCGCGTGAGGGCGGCCGAACGCGAGCACGTGCGGCAACGGTTCGACTGGCCGACGCTGGCGGCGCGTTTCTGGACTGAGCTGCTCGATGCGTAAGAAAGTGCTCTGGATCGGCGACGCCGTGAAGCATACGGGGTTTGCCCGGATCACGCACAACGTCGTCGACCGGCTCGTCGCGGCCGGCGGCCTCGACGTGAGCGTGCTCGGCGTGAACTATTACGGCGACGCGGCCGCGCGGCACTATCCGTACGATATTCACCCGGTCACGCTCGGCGGCGATGCGTTCGGCCTCGGCATCTTGCCGGCCACGATTCAGCGCGTGCGGCCCGACGTGATCGTGATCAATAACGATCCGTGGATCGTGGCGGAATTCCTCATCGTGACGCGCAAGATGGGCGTGCCGCTGATCGGCTATCTGCCGGTCGACGCGCCGTCTATGAAGCGGGCCCGCGATCTCAACGGCCTCGCCTGCGCGGTCTGGTACACCCGATTCGGCCAGGCCGAAGCCGAGCGCGAGGGGTACGTCGGCCCGTCGGCCATCATTCCGCATGCGGTCGACCTGGCGCAGTACTTCCCGGTCGATCGCCTCGAGGCGCGCCGCCTGCTGAAGCTGCCGATCGCGCCGGACGCCTTCGTCGTCGGCAACGTCAATCGGAATTCGCGGCGCAAGCGGCTCGACATTACCGTCCGCGCGTTCGCGGCGTGGTGGCATGCGGCCGGCCGGCCGTCGGATGCCCATTTGTTTTTGCATTGCGCGAACGCCGACGACGGCGCCGACCTGGCCGCCCTGGCGCGCTCGAGACTCTGCCGGCTGACCGGCAGCCGTGGGACGGGGCGCGTGATCTTCAGCTCGACGCAGCATCAGCCCGGCTGCGGCGTCAAGGAGCACGTCATGCGGCTGATTTACAGCGCGCTCGACGTGCAGCTCAATACCGGGTACGGGGAAGGATGGGGCCTGCCGCATCTCGAGGGCGCCGCCTGCCGGATCGCGCAGCTCGTGACGCGTTACTCGGCGCTCGGCGAGTGGCTCGACGGCGCGGCCGAATTCGTGCCGGCGCGCGACTTCATGGTGACGGGCGACGGCATCAATACGATCGGCGGCGCGCCGGCGGTCGACGACGTCGCCGAGGCGATCGACCGGCTCTATCGCGATCCGGCCCGGCGTGCCGCACTCGGCGAGGCGGCGTACCGGGTCGCGACGCAGTCGGCCTACGACTGGGATAACGTCGCCGATCAATTCGAGCAGGTGATCGGGCGTGAGCTCGCCTGGGCGGCGCGGCCGCAGGCGGCCGCATGAGCTATACGCCGCCCGTGAATCGACAAATGCCGTCGCCGGCGATCAAGCGGCCCGGGCCGAAGTCGGACATTCCGCCGCCGGCGCGGCCGCCGCAGCCGACGCCGAAGGCGCCCAAGTGAATATCGTTTACCTCACCCGGCCGCAGACGACGGCGATCACGACGCTCGCGCGCGTGAAGCAAGAGCTCCGCATCGCCAGCGACAGCGTCGACGCGGCGCGCGATGCGTTCCTGCAGCAGCTCATTGTCGAAGCGTCCGACGCGCTGCCGCGCCAGGGCGGCCGGCAGCTCGCCCGCGGCCAGGTGCGCGAAGCGAAGCAAGGGACCGACAGCACGTCCATGCTGCTGTCGCTGACGCCCGTCGTCGAGCTCGACTCGGTGATCTGGCGCAACGATCCGATCGAAAACACCGACGATCCGGACATCCCGCAATGGGAGCTCATCGATCCGGCGGCCGGCCTGCTCTTTCGGTATCAAACCTGGGTCGCGACCGGCTATCTGCCGGTCGGCATCGTGCGCGACGCGCTGCCGGGCCGCAGCCGCGAAGATTGGAAGTTCACGTACTGGGGCGGGTACCTGCTGCCGGGCGACAACGTCGCGGCATCGGGCTATCTCGTGAGCGCGAGCGGCCGCACGATCACGCGACGCGTCGGCGCGCCGGTTTGGCCGCTGCTCGTGAGCGGCGACAGCGTCGTCGTCGCCTTTCCGCACAATGCCGGGCCGTTCACCGTGCTCGCGCGCAGCGACGACGTCGTGACGTTCCTCGAGCTGCTCGCCGACGACGTCGGCGACGCGAGCTCGAGCGTCGCCGTGCAAACGCTGCCGCCGAGCGCGAGCGCGATCGCCGCGAAGGTTGTCAAGGCCTGGTACAACGCGACATACCGGCCCGATCCGCGGATCACGGCCGAGTCGATCGGCGACTACTCGTACACGCTCACGCCCGGGCTGTACACCATTCCGCAAGAGCTGCTCGACGAGTGGCTGTATGCGTTCGGTCGCAGCATGAGCGGGGATCTGTGAGCCAAATCTCGCACCTGCTCAATCGGTCGGCGATCTGGCAGCGGTCGGCGACGAGCTCGGATCAGGGCCAGCACGCGACGACGCCCGTCACGCTGGCGGCCTCGCTGCCGTGCCGCGTGAGCGTCGAAACCTCGAAGCCGTCGAAGGCCGGCGGCTTCGATCCGGGGTTCGGCGACGAGAACGTCGCGCAAAACTTTTTCTCGATTTACTGTGAGCCGCTGACGCCGCTGCAGCGGAACGATCGGCTGATCGTCGACGGGATCACGTACCGCGTGATCTCGACGCAGGCGCCGAGCATTCCGCAGTCGCATATGAAGGCCGTTTGTGAGCAGGTGGAACGTGCCGCGCTTCTCGCTTGATTTCGGCGGCGTGCAAGGGGCGGCGCAACGGTCCATGATCGTGAAAATGAATCGCGCCGTGCTCGTCGTGCAGCGGGCCGTGAAAGAAAAGATCAACGTCGGCGGGACGGCGGCCTTTCCCTCGATGGAAGGCGAACCGCCGCATAAAGTCTCGACGCGGCTCTTTCAGTCGATCGTGACGAAGGTCTATACGGCCGGATCGCTCGTGATCGGCCTCGTCGGCTCGAAGGTGATTTACGCGCGGCGCCTCGAGCTCGGCTTCGTCGGGACCGACCGCGCCGGCCGCAACGTGCAGCAGGGCCCGCGGCCGTACCTGCGGCCCGCGTTTCGCGAATCGTCTGAGGCCGTGAAACGGGAGCTCGGCGGCACGCCGATCTCTGGCGGCGTATGACGGACGTCGATCTCGAGAACGTCGTCAAGAATGCCGTTTACGCGCGGCTGATCAGCGATACCACGCTCACGAATATGCTCGCGACCTACACCGACAGCGGCGGCACGGTCACGCCGGCGCTCTTCATGAATGCGCCCGTACCGCCGAAGGCCGCGCGGCCCTGGGTCGTGCTGGCCGGCTTCACGATGGGCGATAACTTCGATACGAAAGATCGGCCCGGCTTCGAGGTCGAATCTGATATTCTCTCTGTCGCGGACGTCGACGGCACCTCGCGCGTCGTCGCGCCGATCGCGTATCGGGTCTGGTCGCTCCTGCACAAATTTTACTTGGACGTGTCCGGCTTTCAGAATCTCATCTCGAAAGCCGGGCCGCCCATCGTCGCGCCGACCGACGAGACGCTGATCGGCCGGACGATTCACGCGCGATGGATCTTCCGCGCGCTGCCTTAGAGACTGAGCCGGGATTCAAGGAGCGAGTACGCCATGCCTCTACCCACGGGCCCATTCGGTGAAATGAACGGTACCGACGTCCTGCTGTACGTCGACAACGGCTTCGGGACGCTCGTCGTCGTCGGGTCGCAGCGGAACGTCGATTTTAAGGAAGCGACCGCGGCGATCGACGTGTCGAGCAAGATCAGCCGGAACCGGCGGATCATCGCCGGGCGCTACAGCTCAGACGTCACGCTGTCGCATCTCTACGTGCCGACGGCGAGCGGTTACGGCCGACTGCGCGATGCGATGCGCAACGGCACGGCGATCACGGTCGGTCGCTACGAAGGCGGCAGCAAGCTCGAGCAGTCGAGCGCGATCGTGACGTCGCTCGACGGGAATTTCCCCGATCAGGGCGCGGCCGTGATCTCGATCGGGCTGGCCGTCGACGGCGCCTGGCAGTAACACACTACAAGCGAGCCGGGGATCAGTAAGGGAGATCACGCGCCATGCCTCTACCCACGGGCCCGTTCGGCGAAATGAATGGTACCGACGTCCTGCTGTACGTCGACAACGGCTTCGGGACGCTCGTCGTCGTCGGGTCGCAGCGGAACGTCGATTTTAAGGAAGCGACCGCGGCGATCGACGTGTCGAGCAAGATCAGTCGGAACCGGCGGATCATCGCCGGGCGCTACAGCTCAGACGTCACGCTGTCGCATCTCTACGTGCCGACGGCGAGCGGCTACGGCCGACTCCGCGATGCGATGCGCGCCGGCACGGCGATCACGGTCGGCCGCTATCAGGGCGGGAGCAAGCTCGAGCAGTCGAGCGCGATCGTGACATCGCTCGACGGGAATTTCCCCGATCAGGGCGCGGCCGTGATCTCGATCGGCTTGGCCGTCGACGGCGCCTGGCAGTAGAATCCTCGATCGGTCAACAGGCACGCCGGGAGTCGTGACGTTATGGGGATGCAGGGCAAGCTACAGGATCTACCGATCGGCGACGACACGTACAAGATCGTCTTTACGACGGCGGCCTTGTGCCATCTCGAAGAGCTGACCGACGAAGCCTTCTGGACGTTTCGCGACCGGATGCGATCGGGCGGCATTCGACTCCGCGACACGATCGCGCTCATCGCCGCCGGCCTCGAGGGCGCCCGGCTGCGGATGTTCAATCGGCATCCGATTTGGACGCTCGAGCGGACGGCCGGCCTCTTCGATGGGGCCGAGGCGCCGTCGCTCGAGGACTGGGTCGGCCAGCACGGCACGATGATCACGCGGGCGCTGCTCGAGGCGCTCGTCGGGCCGAAGCCGGACACGCCGCCGGCGTCGCCGCCGCCGCCGGCGAAGGAGCTCGACCCAAGCCCTTTGGACGGGCGCGATTCTGGCGCGAGTACCTCGACGTCTGCCTCGGCGCCGGGCTAACAGAATCGCGCGCCTGGGGGCTGACCCTGGGCGAAGCGGAGCGGGCCGTACGGGCCGCCAGGCGGCGCGACGACGTCGCGAGGCTCACGGCGGCATGGTGGACGGCGGCGCTGTCCAGACAGCCGCGTATGCCGTCCCTGCGGTCGCTCTTATGGCCGACGCCCGGGCCGCAAGAGCTCGAGCAGGCGGCGCGGGATCACGAGGCCGTCGTCGCGCAGGCCGAGGCCCTGCGCCTGGGGCGTACGCTGAATTGACGGGATCGCCCGCTGCCGGGAAAGCAAGGGCCGTGATCGCGCGTGGCTGACGACAACCTCGGATCCCTCGGCGACGCCTTCGTCTCAATTAAGGCCGACTTCACCGAGCTCAAAAACGAATTCGGGGCCGCCTTCGGCGAGATCGGCAAGATGCTCGGCGAGCTCGAGGCGAGCGGCGCCTCGATCGCGTCCGGCATCGCGACCGGCTTCGCCGTCATGGTCGGCGCCGGCGTGGCGGCCGCCGCGGCCGTCGCCGGGATCACGGCCGAGATCATCAGTTTCGGCGACGAGGGCGCGAAGGTCGACGACGTTACGAAGTCGTTTGACGCGTTCGCGCAGGGCCTCGGCATCGCCGGCGGCACGGCGCTCCAAAACCTGCGCACCGGCACGGCCGGCCTCGTCGACGACTTCACGCTGATGAAGGACACGACGAAGGCGATGTCGGCCGGCCTGAAGCTGACCGCCGATGACTTCACGCTCGTTGGCGAGGCCTCGCGCATCATGGCGAAGCAGGCCGGCGTCGAGACGAAGCAAGCCTTCGAGGATCTGACGAACGCGCTCGACAGCGGCATGACGAAGGCGCTGCTCCGAAATTACGGCGTAGTGTCCGACGTCAAGGGCGCGAATGCCGATCTGAAGGACACGCTTCGCCAGCTCAACGAAGAGACGACGACGGGCGCCGACATTGACGCGAAACGCGGCGCGATCATGGACGCGCTGCGGCTGATCGTCGAGAAAACCGGGAATCAGTCGCTCGACTTCGGCGAAAAGATCACGGTCGCGAAGGTTTCCTTTACCAACTTCACCGATCAACTTTCGGTCGCGATCGCGCGCTCGCCGGCGCTGAATGCGGCGCTCGACACGATCGAATCGAGCATCGCGAAGGCCTTCGGCGAGGATAGCAAGCAAAGCATCGCGACGATCGTGTCGTACGTCGACAAGTTCGCGATCTTTGTCGCCGGCGCCGCCGAGACGGCCGTCACGGGCGCGAAGTTTATCGTCGAGGCCTGGGACGGCATCAAGATCCTTTTCGACTATCTGCTGATCGGCCTGCTGAGCGTCTCCGAGGGCGTCTCGAAAGTCGTCGCGACGATCGCCGACGTCGCCGACAAAGTGCCCGGCATGGGCGACAAGTTCAAGGGCCTCGGCGCCGTGTTTCAGCAGAACGCCGATCTGGCCGAGCAGCAGCGGCAGATCCTGATCAAGAGCGCGAACGACAATCTGGATTCGGCCTCGAAGCATATTCAGGCCTTCGACGGCATGCATGACGCGATCGACAAGGTCCGCGCGAAGATGATCGAGGCGGCCGCCGCGGGCGACGTGCAAGAGGACGCGACGAAACGCGTCACGGCGGCGACAGGCGACGCGAAAGACAAGTCGGACGCGCACGCGCAGACGATCCTCGACGTCACGAAAAAACTCACCGATCTCAATGCGAGCCTGCTCGATGCCGAGCGGAATCACCTGACGCTGACCGACATCGAGAAAATACACGGCGGCGAGATCGCCGACCTGACGCTGAAGGCGAAAGAGTTCGGGCTCTCGATGCCGGACGCGATCGCGTACTGGTCGGAAGCGATCACGAATTCCAAAGTCGAGCAGACGACGCTCGATACGATGGTCAAAGTACAGGACGCCGTCGCGAAAGGCTTCGAGGGCGCGGCGCAGCTCGCGGCCTCGAGCCTCGGCAAACTGAACGCGAATCAGAAGACGCTCGTCACGACGGCGACCGACGTGCAGGCGCAGATCGTGGCGGCGACGCAAGTCGGCGCCGATGCGCAGCTCGCCCTCGTCGACGCGCGGCTCACGAAAGAGATCGAAAAGCTCGGCCCGCTGCCGGACGCCTACGCGACGGCCTACAACGCGGCCCGCGACGCCATCGTCGCCGCGCAGAAGTCGGCCGAGGATGCGATCGACGCCCGGGTCACGGCGGAGCTCAATAAGATCGCGAATACGGAGTACGCCAGCGAAGAGGCGCGCACGGCCGAGACGCGAAAGGTCAACGACGAGGCCGCGGCGCAGAAGACGACGATCGATGGCAAATTCGCGAACGAGATCACGAAGCTCGGGCTCGTGCCGGCGGCGTACGCCGACGCGCACGGCAAGGCGACGGACGCCGTGCAAACCAATGCGCAGATACAGCGCGACCTGATCAACGGCACGGCCGACACGCTCATCCGTCGGATGTCCGACGCCGGCGTGAAGACGAAAGACGCGCTCGACAGCATCGCCGACCGCGCGAAAAGCGACTTCGATCAGATGAAGGAATCGGGCGAATTCACGTCCGGCGAGCTGATCGCGCAATGGCAGAAATACGAGAAGGACGCCGGCGAGGCCGTCGGCGGATTCAAGGGCGCATGGGATAGTTTTCTCGGCGACGCGTCGGCGAACGGCGAAAAGCTGATCAATGGGCTGATCGGCGGCTGGCAATCGTTCAAGTCGGCCGCAAAGCAAGTGCTCGACGACTTTATCTCGTACTTCGAAAAGGCCGTGGTACAAAAGCTGCTCGCCTGGGCGCTCGACGTGTCGGGGGGATGGGGCAAAGCGTTTACGGACATTACGAAGACCGTCAGCGAAGACGCGGTCGTGGTCGACACGGCCGCCACGACGGCCGAGGCGACGTCGGCTACCTCGAGCGCGGCCATCGCGAGCGACGGCGCGGCCGCCGTGAGCGTATGGGCGTCGGTCGCGACCGGCATCGGCGCCGCGATCCTCGCCTGGGAACTGTACAAGTCAAAAGGCACGGGCGATCCGGAGCAGGCGAACATCGCCGATCAGCGGAAAGAGGCCGATCGCCTCTTCGAAGAGCTCGTCGCCGAGGGGATCGATCCGAACGATCCGGCGAATCAGCCGAACGCGTGGACGCAGTACAAGGCGCTGTATCCCGGCCTCGCCGAAGGCGGGATCACCTTCGGCCCGATGCTCGGCCTCTTCGGCGAAGCCGGGCCCGAAGCCGTCGTGCCGCTCGATCGCTACGACGAGATGATGCGCGGCGGCGCACCGGCGGCCGCGGGCGGCGGCGGCGGCGTGCGGCAGACGCCGCTCGCCGTGAACGTCGACGGCCGGCTGCTGACAATGGTCGTGATCGAGCATACCGGCGAGATTACGCGTCTGATGGGCGTGCCGACCTAACCCGCTTTTGGAGAGGATGATCTGATGTCCGTACAACTTGCGACCACCACGCGCAATTCTCGGCTCGACGCGATCGAAACCGAGATCGGCACGTCGCCGATCTTGAAGCTGCGCACGGGCGCGCCGCCGGCGAATTGCGGCGCGGCCGATTCCGGGACCGTGCTCTGTAGCATGACGCTGCCATCTGACTGGATGGCGGCCGCGGCGAGCGGCGCGAAGGCCAAGTCGGGCGTCTGGAGCGGCACGGCGAGCGGCGGCGGCGGCACGATCGCCCATTTCCGGATCTACGACTCCGGCGGATCGACCTGTCACATTCAAGGCACGGTCGGCCTCGGCAGCGGCGATCTCTCGCTCGACAACAACGTCGTCGCCGACGGGCAGACGATCACGATCTCGACGTTCACACTGACCGACGGCAACGCGTAAGGCGCGCCGATGTCTGCGTCGATCGTTCAAACGAAGAGCGTCACGGGCAACGGCAATCTTGCCGTCACGCTGACCGGGACGCCCGTCGTCGGGAATCACCTCATTTTGCACATTTCGGCGTACAGCAATACGTCGATCTCGAGCGTCACCGACAATCAAGCGACGGGCGGAAACACCTATCAGAAGGACGCCGAAGTCGGCATCGGCACGCCCGGCGCCGACGCGATCGTCTCGTCGATCTTTTCTTGTCACGTCACGAAGGCCAGCGGCACCTTCACGATCACCGTGCACGTCGGGACGACGGGTCATACGATCGTCTGCAGCGTCGCTGAGCGGAGCGATCTCGATCTCACGACCTGGTTTGATCAGAGCGGCACGGCGAGCCACGTCGGATCGACGCAATCGAGCGTGACGGCCACGGGCGCTAACGGCTTTCCGGCCGACGTCGTCGCGGCCGTGACGACGCTCGACGGCACGAGCTCGAATGCGGCGATCTCGAATCCGCCGAGCGGCTACACCGATGCGATCGGCGTGCAAAACGACGTCAATAATTTCGTCGGGCACGAGGGCGCCGAGAAAGAAGTCACCGCGACCGAGACGTCGAGCTGCACCTGGTCGTCGACGCTGACCGGGATCACGCAATGGACGGCCGCGATCGCGACCTACAAACGGGCGATCCGATCCGGCACACTCGCGACCACGCTCGGCGCCGTCACGGAGTCGGCCACGGGCGCCGCGGCTGTCACCGGCACGTCGACGCCGACGCTGTCGGCCGTGACGCCGTCGGCGACGGCCGGCGCGCTCGTGACGGGAACGCTGCAGTAACATGCCAGGCGGGACGCTCGATCCGGTCACGCTCGGCGGCAGCGGCGGCGCCTCGGTTACGGGCACGCTCGCCGTCACGCTCGGCCCGGTCGCGCTGACCGGCGCCGGGTCCGATCGGCCGCGCGAGCTGCTGCGGATCGCCGGCGTCGACTATACCGATTACATCGTCGATCCGACCGGCATCGCCTTTACCGACAATCTGAGCGCACGGTCGACCGTCACGATCCGGCTCGTCGACGTCGCCGGCTTCCTCGGCCTGTTGCCGATGCCGAGCGCGGGCCAGGCGATCGACCTGTACGATCCGCAGAGCGTGCACGTCTTCGGCGGCACGATCGACAAAGTCGACGCGACTTGGCCGGTCGACGACGACGGGCCCGCGCAGTCAATTCATACCGTCTTCGTCACGCTGACCTGCGTCGATCGGTCGCAGCTCGCCGACCGGAAGATCGTCGCCACGATTTACACGGCGCAGACGGCGGCCTTTATCGTCGCGGATCTCGTCGTGCAAGGCGGCCTCGACGTCGACGGCGTCACGGTCGATTGTCCGACGGTCACAGTGATTCCGACCTTCGTCGCGAATTATCTGTACGTGCGCGACGCGCTCGACGCGCTCTGCACGCTGCTCGGCCTGGGCTGGTGGATCGACGAGCTGCTCGTGCTGCACGTCCGATCGCGCGCCGCGATCGTCTGCGCGTTTTCCTGCACCGATGCGGCGGCGAATTTCATTACCCTGACGCGGTCGATCGGCCGCGATCAGTATCGGAACCGGCAGTACGTGCGCGCCGGCAACGACACGACGAACACGCAAACTGAGCACTTCGTCGGGGATGGGACGCGCCAAACCTTTACCACGAAATTTCCCCTCAACAGCGTACCGACGATCACCGTCAACGGCAGCAGCAAGACGGTCGGCATTCGCGGCGTCGACAGCGGGAAAGACTGGTACTGGTCGAAAAACACGAATCAGATCAATCAAGACACGGGCGCGAGCGCGCTGACGACGTCCGATACGCTCGCCGTGATTTACATCGGCCTGTTTCCGATCCTCGCGTTCGGTCAGAACGACAGCTCGATCGCCGCGCGGCGCGCCGTCGAGGGCGGGACCGGCTGGTACGATGCGATCGAGAATCAGCCGCAGGTGAATAGTTCGGACCTGGCGCAAATGTCCGTCTTGGCGCTGCTCGATCAATTCCCCATTAAAACGATCCTGACGATCTCGACGGACACGCCCGGCGCCCGGGCCGGCCAGCTCTTAACCGTGACGCGCACGCGCGAGGGCGTCTCCGGGCAATTCCTGATCACGTCCGTACACACGGCGGACTTGGGGATCGGCCGCTGGCGGTATACCATCACCGCGGCCAGCGGCACGGCGGTCGGCGGCTGGATTCAGTACTTCCTGCGACTGGCGCAGGCGCGGATTCAGGCGATGTCGCCGGCGAGTGATCTGCTGCTGCTCGTGCGGAACGTGATCGACGGCGTGACGGTGCACGACGTCTTGACGGCGACGACGGGCGGCGTCGAGACGCGGATCGGCTTCATGATGATCGGCTATGGGGAGATCGGCTGAGATGCGACAGGGCCTCGAGATCCGCGCCAATGTGACGGTTTGCGTGGTCGACGCCGCGACGCGACGCGTCCTGCGCGTCGAGCGGCAGCATAATCTCGTCGTCACTACCGGCCTGAATCTGATTCGGGATCTGCTCAACGGCGACGCCGTCGCCGGCCTGACGTACTTCGCGGTCGGCACGGGCACGACGCCCGTCGCGTCGACCGATACGACGCTCGCGGCCGAAGTCTTTCGCGATGCCGTGACGCAGACGATCAAGGGCACGGCCGAGCTCACCGTGAAATATTTCCTTCCGACCACGCAAGCCAACGGGAACACGCTCGCCGAGGCCGGCCTCTTCAACGCGGCGTCGGTCGGCACGATGTTCGCGCGCGTCGTGCTGGCCGCGACGATCGTCAAGACATCGGCGATCGAGGTTACGTTCGCCTGGGATCTGACGTTCGCGCCCGCGTAGGGACTAACTGCCATGCCGATCCGCCTCGACGAGCTCGCGCTGAAGGCCGCACACATTGCCGAGATGATTGCGGCGATCCGCGCCAAGACGATCGTCGTGAAGCGATTCGGCGGCGCGACGATCGCCTCGTTTGCCGACGAGGACACCTTTCAGACGGCGCGCCTCGACTTCGTGCACTGGCTCGAGGGCGCCGACGAGCCGGCGATCCGCGCGAAGATCGCCGACGAGCGGGCCGCCCTGGGGCCCGACGTCGACGCGCTCATCGCGGGCTATGTCGGCGGCCTGCCGACGCCGATCGTCTTGGCGATCAGCCGGCTCGAGCTCGCCCTGCTGGCGCTCGGCGAGCATCCGGCGCAGCTCTCGCGCGCGGCCGCGGCCGCCGACGACGAAGGATCCTAAATCATGAGCAGCCCTTACGTACCGACAACCTGGGTCACGGGCGACGTCGTCACGGCGACGAAGGCGAATAATTGGGAAACGCAGTACGCCGACGTCTTCGACAGCGGCGCAAAGACGGCCTCGGCCGCCTGGACGTGGGCCAACGGCACGACGACGACGTCGCGGCCCGTGCACACGATCACGCAAACGTGGAACGCCGGCGGCGTGTCATTTGTCGGCGTGTCGCACGTCTTCACCGAAACCGCGGCCGGCGCCGGCTCGCGGTACTTTCAGATCCTCGGCGGCGCGTCCGGCGTGACGGATGAATTTTTCGTACAGCAGGGCGGCGTCGGATTCTTCGCCGCGTCGATCGCCTCGCCCGTGATCAACGCGACCACAGGCTTTCGGATCAACAGCGCAGCCGCGACCGGCACCTTTCCGCGCGGCAATAGTATTAATTACGTCTCGTCGACACTCACGATTGCCGACGCGGCGGCGGCCGGCAACGTCATGTACGCGAGCGGGACGAATGCGGTATCGGCGAATGCGGGATTTAACCTTGACAGCAGCGGCCGCGTCGGATTGGGTACTTCCGCCACTGGGTCGATCCTGATCAACGTCGCGCAGTCGCCATCAGGCGGAACCGGACAGAGCGGTTTACAGTTTGGCAATTTCGTCGCGACCAGCGCCGCGACGGCCTCGATCACCGGCGTATACATGGGGATCACGACGGCCGCGTCGACGACGACGGCGAATCTGCGCGCGTACTACGGCGCCGGGATCGCAATGGGCGGGAGCGCGGTCCTGACTCGGCTGACAGTCTTCGGCACGATTGATTACGGTTCTTATTCCACTAATTCGGCGGGATTCTTCTACGGCGACGATACGACGTTCACCGGGAATTGGGCCTTCTACAATCAAACGACGAAGGCGAGTTACTTCAATGGCGGCGTGAGCGTCGGCACGACGACGGCCGCCGGAACCGGAAACATTCTCATCGGGACCGGCAATAATCAACTCGGCGTCGGCAGCATTTTGGCAGACGCGCAGTTTTCGCTGACCGGCACCTTTACCGGGAATAGCGGGAACACGCTCGGATACATCGCCGGATTGTCGCTGACGACGACGATGTCGCCCGACGTGAGCCGCAACGCGTTTGTATGCCGCCTGGCGCCGACGATCGTTGAAGCGGCGAGCGGCACGCACACGCTGCTCGCGGCCCTGCGGATCATTCTCACGATCACGAACGGCGGCGCGACGACGACGGACGCCGCCGGCATGGACGTCAATACGTTCGCGGCCGCCGCGGGCACGACGACGGCGAGCGGGATCCGCGTCGACGGGCCGACCGGCGCGACGAACAATTACGCGATCAACGTCTTGAGCGGGAATAGTCTCTTCGTCGGCAACATTACCGCGAACGCATTGATCCCGGCCTCGTCGACTGTGCCGACGAACGGCATGTATCTCGCGACGACGAACGCCGTCGCCTTCGCGACGAATAGCGGCGAGCGCGTTCGGTTTCACGCGTCGGGCGGCGTCTCGATCGGCAATACGACGGACCCGGGCGGAACGAGTCTGAGCGTCACGGGCGCCGGCACGTTCGGCGCCGTACTCACCGTGAACGCTGGCGGCGTGACGGCGGAAGGAGTTTCGCAATTCACCCATGCTTCCGGAATTGCCCTGAGCGTGTTTTCGCAGACGGGAGCAGGGAGTACACCGATGGCAATTTACCAACGACACGGTAGTAACGGTGATTACCTGATGTCGTTTCGCAACTCCAGCGCGGCTGAGTACGGCAGCGTGACGCAGGTCAACGGCACCACGATCGCGTTCAATACCACGTCGGATCAACGGCTGAAGCGTGATCACGGCCGATGCGTGGATCTGACGCTGCTACGACGGCTGATCGTGCATGATGCGGCCTGGGCGGCCGACGGCATGCGGTACCCGATGTTCTTCGCGCAGGAAGTCATGCACGAGGCGCCGTTTATCGTGACGGCGGGGGATCCCGATTGGGCCACGAATCCGGACGTCCGTCGGCCGTGGATGACGCACGCCGTCGAGCTCATTCCGGCGCTCACGGCCGGATGGCAGGACCACGATGCCCGGCTCGAGGCGCTCGAGCGGCGCGCCGCTTGACAGTGCGGCATACCGCGTTATAGGCTCTCGAGCGGGAGAGAATACAGACCATGACGCCACGATTCGCACGACGCACACGCCAGGCCGCGATCGGCCTGCTGATGATCATCGCCTTGATCGCCGGCGCGCGCCCGGCGCACGCACAAGCCGGATTCGGTCGGATGGCCGCCGCCGTCGACGTTGCCAAGCCGTACGTCTTTCTCGACGGCACGCCTATGCTATGGGTCGGGGGATGGGCGATCGGCGAAGGGTTCACGCCGGAAAAGTCGATCTTCATTGACGGGCGGTACGTCGGCGGCGCTTGGCCGGTCTATCGATCGGACGTCTGCCGATACTACGGCTTCGGCGGCGGCGCCGGCTGGTTTGGCTGCGATGACCCCGGGCCGCATTTCTGCGCGGCCGGCGCGCCGGGCGGCGCGATCGTCGCCAATGACTGCGTCGGTATGAGCCAGTGGATCAACCTGTCGATCGTCGGGCCCGGCCGGCACGTCGTACAATTCTGCGCCTCGCACCTGCCGAGCGTCGACAGCGAACCGCAGAAAGCCTGCTCGGCGCCGAAGCCGTTCGTCACGGCCTACGAGTAGATCATGCGGATTATTCGCTTCGACAGTCGTCAGGCCGAGCAGGCGCTCGCGTTTCGCTGGCTCTACTGCGCCTTCAACTGCAAGGCCGAGCAGCGGTCGACCGATCAGATCAATCGGAACCTCGAGATCCTCGAGCTCTTTCACGAGATCAGCACGCCGGACGAAACGACGTCCTGGGCGCCGTACGTCGAAGAGGCCCGGGCCCTGAAGCCGGGCCCGCAGCAGCTCGCGCTGACCGACGCGCAGTACAAAGTGCTCGAGCAGACGCTCGAGGCCGCTGAGACAATGCTGCAGCCCGTCGCCGTGCTGCGGTACCTGCGGCCGACGGCCGCGCTGCTGCGCGCGGCGCCGCGCGAGGCCGCCGAGGGCCACGTCGCGCGCCGGCGGAAGCCCTAACGGCCCGGGTTTTTCCAACGGCATAACCCGGCCGCAGCGTGCGCGTGTCATAGGCTAGCCTTCCATGCTGGCAGTCGGGACGATCGTCACGACGACGGAAGTCTTCTTGAAGAAATTCCTCGTGCTGCCGGTACTGGTCGTGCTCGCGCCGTGGTCGGCCTGGCTTGTGGTCGCGGGCGTGCGCGTCCATCCGACCGCGGTCGCGCAAACCTCTCGCACCTTCATTAACCCATTCGTGAGCGGCCAGCAGTCGCCGCTCGATTGGGAAATTAATAACCTCGATCGCCGATTGAGTGAGCTCGAGGGCTCGAAGCCGGACACGCGGATCGCCGTGCTCGATACCCGCTTGACGAACATCGACGCCGAGATCGCGAACATCGGCAAAGACACGGCCGCGAATCAACTATTTAACCGGAGCATCGCCCTTACGGTGCTGGCGCAGCTCCTAATCAGCGGCGTTAATTTTCTTTTCGGTCGACGGCATCGCCCGTGATCTGGTTCTCTTTATGGCTGGCGCTGACCGTGCCGACGCTGATCGCGCACGCGTGGCTCGAGCGGCGCGCACGGCATGCCGAGGCCGTCACGGCGATCACCCTCGCCCGCATCGAGCATTTGCTCGAGGAATTAGTGAAACGCAGCCCGGCCGCTCGGAAGATCGTCGTTGACGAGCTGCAGAAAGCGACGCACTAATGCCGGCGAGCCTCTCAGCGGTCGCGCGTCACTTCCTCTTCGTGCGCGAGACGGAAGGCCCAAACCGCGGCGCCTTCGTCGATTTCTTTCAGCGATTCACCGACGGCCGCCCTGGCGATCCGTGGTGCTGCGACTTTGAAAGTTTCGTGGAGTCGATTGCGTACGACGGCCGGCCGCCGACGCTGCGCACGGGATCCTGCGCGGATAAGCTGGCCGATGCCGACGCGAAAGGCTTTCGCGTGCTCGAGCCAGCGGTCGACGATCTGTATTTCTTTCTCGACGCGACCGGGCACGCGCACCACGTCGGCATTGTGACGGCGACGGCGCCGCTCGCCGGCATCGCGGGCAATACGTCCGCGGACGGCTCGAGCGTGAACGGCGACGGCGTCTACGAGCATGCGATCGCCGCCGGCCCGTCGACCGTCTTCGTACGCCCGCGGTAAACCTCACAAGGAGATCCGATGCACGCGTTTCTCGTCAATCCGATCACGAAGGCCGCCCTCGGCGGCTTCCTGGCCGGCTTCGCCGTCGACCTGCGGGCCTACATGCAGCGGAAAGACGGCGTGCCGTACGACTGGGGCGTCGCGGTCGCGCGCTGTCTCGAGGGCGCCGTGAGCGCGGCCGCGGCCGTCGCCGGATACGGCGGGTTAGTGGGGTAAATGTCATGAATCCGATCATTCCGCGATCAATCGTCGTCGGCTGCCTGCTCGTCGTCGCCTCGAGCTGCGCCTCGAGCGGGCTCGCGCTGAAGCAACAGGCCGTGACGACGCTCACGGCCTCGGAAGTCGTCATGAAAGACGCGCGGCTCGCCGAGCTCGCCGTCTTCAAGGCGAACCGGATCACGCTGACGCAGCACGTCGCCTTCCTCGACGCGCTCGCGACCGCGCAGCAGGCCGAGATCAGCGCGGCGCACGCGCTGCAGCTCTGGACGCCCGGCGCGCCGGCGCCGGCCGACGCCGCCGGCTACCTGGCGGCCGCGCAGGCCGTCGTCGCGGCGCTGCAGGCCGCGAACCTGCCGGCGACTGAGCCGGCGCTCCTGAAGGCGCAGGCGCTCGTCGTCGACGCGCAGGCCATCCTGAAAGCCCTGGGGGGATCATGAATCCGGATACCATCGCGAAATGGGTCGCGCTCGCGACGTCGGCGCAGCCGCTCGTGCAGGCCGGCATCCTCGCCGCGACGCAAGTCGTCGGCCTCTTTCGGCAGGCGCATCCGACCGCGACCGACGACGAGCTGAATGTCGCCCTCGGCGATCTCGTGACGCAGGCGACGGCCGAGCTCGAGGCGATCGCCGCCGAGCGCGCCGCGGCTGTCTCGACGGTACCGACCGTCGCGGGCGGATCGCCGGCCGGCCCGGGCGCGCCCGTCCGGCCGGATCCGCCTGAGCTGCCGCCCGTCTAGACGGCCCGTGGACGGGCCAGGACGGCATCAGGCGCGCGCACGGCGCCGGCTACGGCGTTTCCCTCGTGCCAGGCCTCGATCGTCGGCCCTGGGCCCGGCTATAATGCCGGCATGCCGTTCCTTGAACGTCTGCGCACCTGGCGGCGCCAGGTGACGGCGCCGGCCGTGCCGCCGAAGTGCCCGGCGTGCGACTGCCGGCTGCCGCTCGAGCCGCTCGGCGGCGATCGCTTTCTCTGTCACGGCTGCGCGAAGGACTTCCGCGCCATCCGGACGCCCGAAAGCGACTGGCGGTACGACACGCGGCCGCTCCGCTACCTGCGGCGCTCGGCCTGATTTACAACCTGGTTGGTTAACAGGTTTTCCACAGGTTTTCCACAGCACGCGCGGCCGCTCGGATCGCCGGTTTTCCACAGGGCTATGGGCTGCCGCGCGTGGATCAAGTCGCGTGCCATCGGATCAGCGCAGCCAATGAAACCGGGCCTCGTCGACGAATGTCCGCGGCGGACTCCGGATCGGAGTCTGCCGTACCCCTCTCTTTCTCTCTCTGTACCGATCCGGATCTCGGAGCAGATCCGGATCGGGCTCGGCCATCTCTGCCAGGACCATGCTAGGGAGAAGATCCGGCGCGCCGCGGCCGCGGAAATGAACGCTTGACAGTGCCGGACAGTGCGTATACGATCAGGGCATGGGAATCGACAAGACGCGGGCGGCAATGATGGGGCGAACGGGCTGCACGGCCGACGAGGCGGACGGCCTGATCGCGATCGCGCGCGAGATCGTCGGCGTTCGGCGGACGGGCATCGCGCGGAGTTTCACGGCCGATGATCTGTCGAATCCGCCGACGCTGAGCGCGGCGCGCGCGCTGCGGCTGGCAAAGAAATACGCGGGCCCTCTCGGCCGCGCGATGGGCCTAGCGATCAGCTACGAAGGCGGATTCTACGCGGCCAACGGCGCCGGCGCATGGGCGCACGGCCGGCCGAACATGCGCGGGACGGCCGGTTACAGCTCGGCCCGGATCAACGTCGGCCGGCGGGCGTCATGAGCGCGCGCCGCGATTTCTTTCTCTTCGTCGCCGGCGAGTGGGAGGGCACGGCGCCGTCGCTGATGCTCGCGTGTCGCCTCGCCGACCGCGGCAACGTGCAGACCGGCCAGCGATGGGCGCGCGGCACGGCGTACTCGATTCAGCATCGCGGCCGGACGGTCTACGTCGGCCGCTGCGGTATGAATGCGTGGGATCCGGATGTCGACAGCAGCAGCAGCAGCTCGAGCGCATGGTCGCGTCTCGAGCCTTTCACGAAGGGACGATCGAATGAATGACAACGAACGACACGATCGCAGCGATCAGCCGTCCGGCAATCTGCCGGACGATTACGATCGCATCTTGGGCGCGCTCGACGGCGTGCAGCAGGTGATCAAAACGAAGCCGTCGATCTTTACCGTCATGCCGCTATTCGGCGTCGGCGGCTCGACGCTCTACACGGTGACGACGGCGCGCCAGTGGCACACGACGCTCGACAAGAAAGGCAAGGAGCGCACGATCTCGCGCGACGTGATCTTCCTGCAGGTGGTCCGATCGGGCGTGCCGCCGATTCGGGTCGCGCTGCCGGCGGAAGTCGCCGACGCGTTCGCGCGCCAGCGTGACGCCGTCACGACGATGCAGCGGCGGAACAACGGCCGGCGGATCGCGGCCGAGCGGAAGGCGCGAAAAAAGTAATGGGCTGGCTCTTTCGAGCCCTGCGACTCTATCGGGACGCTCGCGCCATCCGGCGCGGGCGTCTCGTGCAGCGGATCTACAATCGGACTCTGTCGCGGACAGCCTTCCGCATCGTGAGGAAATTCTACCGATGATCACAAATGGCGGCCCGGCGTTTCCGATGCTCTCACGGCCGAGCGATCCGCAGCTCGCCGGCCTCTCGAAGCGGGATTACTTCGCGGCGCGCGCGCTCGGCGGGCTCGTCGTCGAGCGGGAGCGTGCCTCGTGAGCCTATGGGCCTGGCTGCGGCGCGCGTGCGGCTTGTGTCCGCATGCGAGCTCGAGGCGCGAGCGCGACGCCGGCGGACAGCCGGTCTACGTCTGTAACGACTGCGACCGGACGCTCGAGCCCGTGCTCGCGCGGGCGGCGCACGAGATCGGCATGCGCGAGGCGGCGCGGCTGACGGCGGCCGATCGCCTGAAGGCGCAGCGGCGGCCGGCGCCGCCCGCGACCGTGACGTCGATCCGTCGCCGGCGCCGCGACGCTTGACAGCGCGGCATAGTGCATGAAAGACTGGGGCCCTTATGCGAATCTTGCAACGGTACAACCTGGCCGCGATGATGTCCGACGCCGTCGCGCGCGGCTGGCGGATCGCCGACGTGCATCGCGCCGCGAATGCCTGGCGCGCGAAACAAAAGCCGGCGCAGCCGGCGCTGAGCTACGACGCGGTCGCGCGCTGCCTGGCCGGCCGGTTTCACAATCCGCCCGTCGTCGTCGCGATCGCGGCCGCGCTCGGCAAGTCGGAATCGTTCTACCGCGATGATCTGAATACCAAGCGGCCGCGGCGCGCGACCGCAGCCCGATAGAAAAAAGAAAGGGCCGCTCGGTCGGTGAAACCGAGCAGCCCGGGACGAATCAGCCAAACGCCGCAGCAGCGAAAGGACCGAACCGAATGAGCCCGCAGAATACCACACTCGCCAAAACGCCCGTTACCACGCTCGAGCCCGGGCGCCCGCTCGAGCCCGTCGTCGCCGGCCTGTTGACGACGGTCGACGCCGTCACGGCCCGCATGCAGGAAATGACAAGAGTCGCGACCGTGCTGTCGCCGTGGGGCCAGCGGCCGAGCCATCTCGCCGAAGGCTTCGCCGTCTCGATGGCCGTCGTCACGCTCGAGCCGGACGTCGACCAATACGGCAACGGCGCCGAAACCTACCGCGGAAGTTTCATGAAGGCCGATCAGCGCGCGCCGAACAAGGTCGGGCTGCGGAAGTTGTCCAACGCGCTCGGCATCGAGTGGCTGCCGCAGAATTGCGGCCGCGTCGACGACGGCCGGCGGCCGCACGTCTGCCGCTTCGCCGTGACGGGCGTTTATCGCACGTTCGACGGCGCCGTGCAGAATCTCACGGGCACGGCTGAGATCGACTTCAGCGACGGGAGCGAGCAGATCGGCGGCTGGACGCCGGCGGCCTGGGCCGAGCTGATGACGAAAAACAAGGCGGCGCTCTCGGCCGGCTCGAAGAAAGACGAGCTCGACTGGTCGGTCGGCGGCTGGTCCGAGCAGCGCGTGCGCGCCGCCCGGCAGAAGGTCGTCGAGCGCGCCGAGACGGCCGCGAAGAATCGCGCGATCCGCGACATCGGCCTGCGGCACGTCTACACGCTCGCCGAGCTGCGCAAGCCGTTTGTCTGTTTCCGCATGACGTACGTCCCGGATATGAGCGATCCGGAGATCAAGCGGCTCGTCACCATGAATAACCTCAGCGGGCTCGCGATGCTCTATCCGCAGCTTGCCCTGAATCCGGCGCCGGTCGCGCAAGGGCCCGACGTCGACGCGGCGCAAGACGTGCCGGCGAAAGGGGGAGAGCCGGGCGCGCCGGCGTCGGATTCAGGGCACGCCGAGCCCTCGACGCCGGCCGAGCCGGCGCGCCGGGCCCGTACGGTGATCAAGGTCGACTCGCATCAGGCCGGCGGCGCGTCCGTCGTGCTCGATGGCGGCGAGCTCTGCCGCGCCGACGACACGCTCGCCGGCGCGGCCGCGCACGTCTGCACGGCCGGCCGGCCCGTCTTCGTCGCGCTCGAGACGCGCGCCGGCGAGGCCTGGATCGTCGAAATGGAGTACGCCGGCCAGGCGCCGTCGACGCCCGTGCCGCCGCCGGCCGGCGAAACCGTCGCCGACATCGTCGAGCGGAAGGGCGAGGGCGCCCGCGGCCCGTGGACGCTGCGCAAGATCACGACGTCGGCCGGCAAGCTGCTCACGACGTTTTCCGACGAGCTCGCCGCGACCGCCGAGCGGGCACGCGTCGGCAAGCTGCCAATTCGCTACACGGCCGAGCCGAGCGAGAAATACGCCGGACAGCTCGAGCTGAAGGCCCTGCGGATCGACGACGGGACCGAGCCCGACTTGCCTTTCGATCGCGAAGACAAGTACTAATCTCCCTGTTGCCGGCGGCTGATCTGCCGGCGCGGGGGGATCACCGGCGCAAGCCGGGCCCGCGCTGAAGTCGCCGGCAACAATAATTAGTTCGGAATTTCAAGGAGCAACGCATGCCGGGAAGCATTGCGATCATTCATATCGGCGACACGCACGCCCGCGTCGACGCCCGCAGTCACGATCAGCTCGCCGCGCTCGACGCCGCCCTCGCCATCGGGCGACGCATCGCGCTCGAGAACGTCGAGCCGGATCGCGTCTATGCCGCCGGCGAGCCAGGCTCAGCGCGCGCCCTCGCCGCCTGGATCTGGCCCGGCGATCTATTTCATTCGGTGAGCGAGCCGGACACGCGGAACGCGCTGCACGCGCGCGCGATCGCAATGGCCGAGCTCGCGCCGGTCGTGATCGTGCGCGGGAATCACGATCTGCCGGGCGAGCTCGACGTCTTCGCACGGCTGAATACCCTGCACCCGATTTACGTGTCGCAGCGTCCGGAGCTGCTGCGGATCGAGACGCCGATCCTCGGCCCGAATCGGTACGGCGATGCGCTCAACGCGCCATCGCGCCGGATGGATCTCGCCGTCTTCACGCTGCCGTATCCGAACAAGGCCGCGCTCGTCGCCGCCGGCACGCCGCCCGACGAGATCAGCCAGGCGGCGCGCGCGGCCCTCGACGGCCTTGTCGTGCAGGCGGCCGCGGAGCTCGAGGCCGCGGGCCCGTGGGCCCTGAAAGTCTTCGCCGGGCACGCGAATATCGCCGGCGCGATCTCGAGCGTGGGACAGCCGCAGATCGGGAATGACATCGAGCTCGACGCCGCGATGCTCGAGCGGCTGCCGCCCGACTGTTATGTCGCGATGAATCACATTCATAAGCATCAAGCGATCGGGCGCGCCGTCTATGCCGGATCGATCTGCCGCATGGACTTCGGCGAGCTCGAGCCGAAGGGCGTCGTCGTTGCACGCTGGCGCGAGAACCGGATGGGCCCGGGCCTGGCGTTCAACGGCTGGCGGTTCGAGCCGCTGCACGTGCCGGCGATGTTTCAGATCGAGGGCGAGCTCTCGCCGTTTGGGTTCACATATCGGATCGTCGGCGGATCGCCGATCACGGTTCACACGATCGAACTAGGCGATCCGTTGCCGACGAGGTTCACGGGCGCCGACGTGCGCGTCCGCTACACCTACAAACGGGCCGAGGCGGCCGCGCTCAACGTCGCGCACATTCACGCCGAATTCGCCGAGGCGCGTAGCCTGAAGATCGAGGCCGTGCCGGCGCAGGATCGCGAGATCCGCGCGCCGGACGTCGTCGCGGCGCCGACGCTCGTCGCGAAGCTCGAGGCCTACGCCCGGCGGCAGGGCCTCGAGTGGACGCCGGCGCTGGCCGGCAAGGCGGCGCAGCTCGACGATCGGCCTTGCGCAGACTGGCAGCATGAGGCATTATCACGCATTGCCGAAATTGGGCGGGAGCTGCTGCCATGAGAATTCCACTAATTCCACTGATAAAGATTGACGCAGGGCGCACGACGGATCCGTGTCCGATGACTGGTAGTCCTCATAGGTGGAAGTGGTACGGCACGCAGACGCACCGCTGCGACGCGTGCGGGGCCTTTGTCTGGTTTCTTCATGCGGCTCTGAATCCTGGCGAGCGGCCGAACGTGGTCAATGATCGCGAGGTGTTTCGATTAGTCGAAGAATCGGAGCGATCATGAGACTCGATCGTCTGACTGTGAAGGGCCTCTTTACGTTTCGCGAGGCCGTGACGCTCGACGCGTCGACGCTGCCGCGCGGCGTCGTCGCCATCGTCGGCCCGAACGGCGAAGGCAAAACGGGCTTGATTGAATGCGCGATCGCGGCGCTGCATCGGCAATTCCCGACGCGCGAGAAAGACCTGTCGTACTACACGAATCAGCGTGAGGCCTACATCGAAGCCGACTATACGCTCGACACGCCGTACCGGGCCCGGGTGAATATCGACGGGCAGACGCACAAGAGCGCGGCGACGCTGTCCGCGTGGATCGCCGGCGGCTGGCGGCCGCTCAACGACGGCAAAGTGTCGACCTACGCGCCGGAAGTCGATCGCCGGTTTCCGTCGCTGCCGGTCCTGCTCGCGACGGCCTTCGCGGCGCAGAATCGCCGCGGCTCGTTTTCAGATCTGAGCGCGCGCGAGCGCAAGGAGCTCTTTCAAGAGCTGCTCGGCCTCGGCCAGTATGAGGCCTGGTCGATAGCCGCGCTCGAGCTCGTGCGCGCCGTCGAGAAACGCAAGGCGGCGCTCGAGGTACTCGGCGCCCGGCTGGCCGCCGAGACGGCGCCGGCGCTCGCCGCGGCCCTCGAGGCCGACGGCCAGCGGCTACAGGTCGAGCTGACCGACGCCGGCGCCTGGCTCGAGCGGCTCGTGCGCGACGTCGCCGACGCCCGGCAGGCGGCCGCGGCCGCGGTCGACGAGCAGCACGCCGTCGCCGGTCGCGTCGCCGAGCGGACGCGTCTACAGGAGCAGCAGCGCGGCGCCGAGGCCGACGTGACGCGCCTCGAGGCCGATCTTGTGCTCGAGCATGGCGTCTATCAAACGGCGAACCGTGCGCAGGCCGGCCGGCTCGAGACGCTGCTCGAGCGGCTGCTCGAGCAGGGGCGCCGGCTGCCGACCGACGAGGCGCTCGACGCCGGGCATGAGGCCCGCGTCGGCGATGCGCGCACGACGCATAGCGTCGCCAGGGCCGACCGTGAGGCGCGGCTCGCGAACAATCGCGACATCTTGGCGCGGGCCGCAGAGATCAAGGCCGCCGGCGCCGCGCTCGCGCAGCTCGAGGCAACGCGCGATCAGCAGCGGCGCACGCTGGCCGACGCGCAGGCGGCCGTCGATCAGGGGAACCGAGAACGCGACGCGGCGCAGCAGGCCGTGCACGATCTCGACGTGAGTCGCACGCTAGAGACGGCGCGCGCCTCGGCGGCCTTGATTGACCGCGTGCCGTTCGGGGCGAAATGCGCCGAAGCGGCCTGCGCCTTCGTCCGTCAAGCGGCCGAGGCCCGTGCCTCGATTCCGGCGCTCGAGGCGACGCAGCGACGCTGCGACGAGGCTCAGCCAAGACTCGCGCGCGCCGTCGAGGCCTTCCGCATCGCACGGGCCGCGCTGAGCGCGGCGGACGTGGCGCTCTATGACACCGAAGCGGCCATCCTCGATCATGATCGCAATAAGACCCGCGACCGTGTCGCGCGCCTGGCGACGGCGCAGGATCGGGCCGACGAGCTCGCGAAGGATCTCGAGGCGCTCGACGTCGAGCTCACGAAGGCGATCGCGATCTCGTCGCTCACGGCGACGAGCGCGAAGGCCATCGCGGCCGAGCAGCGGCAGCAGCTCGAGGCCGACCGGGCCGACTTCCTGGCGGACGCTGAGCGGGCCGCAGCGGCCCTACAGGCCGAGCACGTCGGCCGGCTCGACGGTATCAAGGCCCGGCGTGCCGAGGCCCTGCAGCGCGTCCAAACGGCCGAGCGGGCGCTCGAGCAGCTCGCCGGCCAGGCCGCGGCCGACGCCGGCGCCGCCGACCGGGCGGCGGCCGCGATCGCGCAGCTCGCGCAGCGCGAGGCCGAGCAGCGGGCCGCCGTAGAGATGCGCGCCCGGCTGACCGCCGAGGCTGCGGCCGCCCGGGCCCGTGTCGACGACTTTCAGCGCCGGCGCGTCGAGCTCGAGGCCGTGCAGGCCGCGCTCGTCGCGCTCGATCGCGAGCTCGTCGAATGGTCGTTTCTGGCGGCCGCGACGTCACGCGACGGGCTGCCGACGCTCGAGATCGACGCCGCGGGCCCGCTCGTGAGTGAGCGGGCGAATGATCTGCTGGCGACGTGCTACGGCTCGCAGCGATTCACGATCGAGATCGTGACGCAGGACGCGCGCGCGAAAGGCGGCCTTAAAGAAGTCTTCGAGATGAAAGTATGGGATGCGACCGACAGCCGGCACGCGCGTGACATCGGCGATCTCAGCGGCGGCGAAAAGATCCTCGTCGACGAGGCCGTGAAGTGCGCGCTCGCGCTGCACGTGAACGATCACAGTCGCATCGCGATCCGGACGTGCTTCCGCGACGAGACGACGAGCGCGCTGTATCCCGATACGGCCCTGCGCTATATGACGATGCTTCGGCGCGTGCACGAGCGCGGCGGCTTCGATCACGTGTTTTTCGTGACGCACAATCCAGCCGTGGCGGCCGAGGCCGATGCGCAGATCCTCGTACAAGGCGGCCGGCTCACGGTCACGCTGCCGCCGTACGACGCGATCACCTGGCCGCAGACGGCCGAGGCGACGGCGTGACGTCTTGACAGTGCGAGATAGTGCCTTTATGCTCGGCGCGCGCTGATGCCCTGGATCCGCCTGTCTGACGACGTCGACGACGACGCCCGCACGCTGCACGCGGCGCGGCAGCTCGGCCCGAACGGCCTCGGCCGCGTCTTCGCGCTGCTCGTCGAGCTGCACGCCGTCTGTAACCGCGGTCTGACCGACGGACACGTCGACGCGCTGCGCGTCAAATACCTGAAAGGCGATCGCCGGCCGGCCGACGTGCTCTTCGCGATGGCGCTGCCGCTGCCGTCCGGCGAGCCGGGCTGGCTCGAGGCCGACGGGGCCGGCGGCTTCGTGATCGTGGAATACCTGAAGCATCAGCCCTCGCGGGCCCGCGTGCTCGCGCAGCGGGCGAAAGATGCGACGCGGAAGGCCCGGGCCCGGCAGACCGAGATCAGCGCGGCCGAGCTGCACGCCGAGCTGCGTCGGCTGGCCGCGGCCGCCTATGCCGAGCTCTCGCACGTCGAGCGGCAGCAGATGCACGCCGGGCGCCGCTTCGAGCTCGTCGAGCGCGTCAAGACGCACGCCGCGCGGGCGCTCTTACCGTATTCGGGCGCCCTCGTCGGCCGCGCGGTCGACGCGGTCGTGCGCGGCGCGAAGGGCTGACCCGATGGCCGTCTGGACGATTGCGCGGCTCGAGATCGGCTGTCACGGCTGCGGCCAGCGTGTCGTCGCCGGCAGCCCGGTCTGCCTGCTCACGTCGCAGAAGATCGCACGCTGTCAGAGCTGCGCAGGCCTGCTCGGCTATACGGCGCCGGCCGATCTCGTCGACGGCCTGCCGGCGCTCGAGCGCGACGGCGACGACTGGGGCCACGTGAATCCAAAACCGGCATTACCATTTGAAGGGGGCGAGTCATGATCGAAGCCGTTGACGTGCAGCAGATCCAAGTGAGCGACATCAAGCCGTGGGATCGGAATCCTCGAGGCGCGCGGCGGCATGATGACGCCGACGAGGCGAAGCTGCAGGCGAGCATCGCGAAGGATGGCATTTTGCAGTCGCTTGTCGTGCGGCCGAAGACGGACGTCGGGCAAGCGGCAGGGCAGTACCTCATTGTCTGCGGCGAGCGGCGGTACCGCGCGGCCCTGGCCGTCGGCCTGTTGAGCGTGCCGGCGGCCGTCCGGACGCTGAGCGACGCCGACGCGCTCGCGATCGCGCTCGAGGAAAACATCCAACGCAAGGATATGCACCCGCTCGACGAGGCGGACGGCATCGCCAGCTTGCAGGCGGCCGATCGCGCGCTGCGCACGCCGGCGGCCGTCGCGGCCCGGATCGGGCTGCCGGAATCGCACGTGCGGCGCCGGCTGAAGCTGGCGAGCCTCGGCGCGACGGCGCGCAAGGCCTTCGGCGCCGACGCGCTCACGACGCAGCAGGCCGAGCTGCTGTCGCGGCTGCCGGAACGGCTGCAGCTCGAGGCCCTGCAGGCGGCCTGCTATACCTCGCTCTTCGGGCGTGAGGCGCTGCGGCGCATCGAGACGGCCGACTGGCCGGCGCTGCGCGACGCCGTCGGGCCCGTGCGCGACTTGCAACGATGGATCCAAGATCACACGGTCGCGGATCCGCGCGACGAGGCCGTGCAAGAGGCGATTCCGGAGCTCGCCGGCCTCGTGAAGCGCGCCGACGACACGGGCGGCAAGATCCTCACGATCTCCGAGGGCGCCTTCGAAGTGCCGAAGGGCGTCCTGGCCGCCGGCGACTATCGGCCCGTGACGGGCCGCGTCGGGAATAAGAAGTGCGATCACACCGAAAGGGCCGTCGTCGTGCACGCCGGCCCGACGCGCCTCGTCGACGTCTGCCGCGACAAGAGCTGCGCGAAACACTGGCCGGAATTGCAGCAGGACGACGCGCGCGAACCGGCGAGCGCGCGACGCGTCGATCCGGCGAATGAGAAACGCCGGCAGGCCGATCTCGCCTGGGGCAAGCTGAAGCGCGCCGCGATGCCGGCGCTCATCAGGGCGATCGTCTCGAATGCCCGGCTGACAGCCGAGCTCGTGCTCGAGGCCCTCGGCAAATATGACGTGAAGAACGTCCAAGAGCGAACGGGCGTCAAGCTCAGCGACGCGACCGCGGCCGCCGTGCTCGCGCTGCACGGGATCGCGCGGCATCCTCTCGGCTCGCGCGCTGACTTGACGCGGACGGGCAAGCGATTCCGATTCGACCTGGCGGCCTGGGAAAAAGCCGAACGCATGAAGACGCGGCTCGTCGGCAAGACGAAAGCGGCGCCGGCGAAGGCGAAGGCCCGAAAGGGGCGCGCGTGACGGAGAGGCCGACGATCGTCATGCCGGATCTGTGCCTGACGCATCAACGGCTGCTGCTGTCTCAGGCACGGTACGGGCCGATGGATCCCTGGCGGGCGCTGCTGATCTGCGTGCAGATCGCGCTCTTTCAGGCCGTCACGTGCGACGACACGGCGTACGACAAGGCCGGCGGCGACGTCGCGAACCTCGCGCGCCTGGGCTGCTTCGCGTGTTTCAAGCCGGATCGCTTCGGCGAGCTCGTCGAGGCCGCCAAGACGCACGATCTCGGCGTGATCAAGCGGCTCGGCGAGTCATGGGTCGAGGCCAAGCGGGCGCCATGACAGGCCGCACGATCCGGATATGGGCCGATACCGTGAGCCGCTCGGCGGCGCGCTGTCGCCGGCGGAAGTGCCGGGCGCCGATCTGGTTTGCGCAGACGGTCGCGCGCGGGAAGCTGATTCCGTTCGACGGGCCGGCGCAGCCGACACGGCGCGATGTCGAGCTCGGCACGGGCCGGCCGATTTGGGAGATCGACGAGGCCCGCGTGCATTTTGCAAACTGTAAAGGGACGCCGGCCGTGAGCCGTCCGGCGCACGTCGCGGCCCGGTCGCGCGACTGGTACGACTGAAAGGGATCCCGATGCGACGACAGCAGCCCAAGCCGGCGCGGCCGCTCGACGAGCTCGAGCGGCGTCTGCGCCAGGCGACGGCCGAGTACTTGAATCGCGACGAAGCCGAGATCACGGCCGACAGTCGGCTCGTCGAGGATCTCGGCGCCGATAGTCTCGACATCATCGAGCTCGTCATGATCGCCGAAGAGCAGCACAAGATCAGCATCGACGAAGAGGCGGCCGACGCAGTCGGCACCTTCGGCGAGCTCGTCGCGCTCGTGCGGAAGGCGGCGGCCGCGTGAGCGACGGCCGTCGACGTCTGCGGGCCCGCGTGCGCGAGGCCGTCGAGGCCCTCGCCACGGCGATCGACGCCGGCCGCGTGCGTCCGGAGCTCGACGAGCTCGAGGCCCTCGCGACGCTCTGTGATCGGCAGTCGCTCGAGGCCGAGGCCGTGCGCGTCCGATCGTGGTATCGGAAGGCCTGGACATCCGGACAGAATCGGCGGCCCTCGTGAGCGTCACGATCCGGCCGTGCGGCTGCGAATTCTCGAACGAACGCCGACGCGTCGTGAGGTTTTGTCGCCTGCACGGCGGGCGAGTGCTCGCCGCCGAGACGCGTACGCCGCGTACGCGCGCGAAGCCGCGGCAGCGCGAGAAAGCCGAGCAGGCCGGCATCGTGCGACTGCTCGAGTCGCTGCAGGCGCACGTCTACATACTCGGCAGCCGGCGCGCGCAACGTTGCCGATCGTGCGGCGCCGTGACGACGGATCAAGGCACTCGGCAGACGCCAGGCCTCGCCGATCTGTACGCGATCTTGCGGCCGCCGCAGTACGCGCCGACTGACGGCGTGCCGGCGTACACGCCGGTCGCGCTCTGGATCGAAGTGAAGGCCGGCGACGGGCAGCCCTCGAGCGAGCAGCGCGATTTTATGGCGCGCAACGCGTCGGCGGGCGTCGCGCACCTGATCGGCGGCGTCGACGTCGTGATCGCGTTTCTTGTGCGCCACGGCTGGCTGCGCGCAGACGGCGTCGCGTCATATCGTGCGATCTCGTCGCCGGCCGCGCCGCCCGACGCCGCCGGCGGTCGGAAGTACAACCCCACGGCGAAGAGCTGAGCCGGCGTCGCCGGCCGTCGCGCCGTCGCCTGCTGCTAATTAGCAAGGCGCGAAAACCTCAGCATTTACGGGCCTCATTTCGCGGTTGACAATACCTACTATGTATTGGTATCCTTCCTGAGTCGGCGGGCGATTCGGCCCGCGACACTCGAAGGGATTCCGCGATGGCGTCAGCGATTCAGGCTCGGAAGTCGAACACGGCGCATCGCGCGCGCATGGCCGAGCTGAAGGCGATCGCGCAGGCGATCGTCGCGACGGGCGCGTGCCCGACGTGCGGCGCGGCGCTGCGTCGCAATCTGTCGCTCGCGGGCTGGTGGCAATGCTCGCAGCTCGGCGCCGAAGGGTTCCGCGCCGATGCGTCGAAGCCGTCGTGCTCGTTCCAGACGTTCACCGAGTAACGGGGGATCCAATGGTCGACCTACAGATCACCTGTCGCAACGGCAAGATGAAGACCGAGCCCTGTCTCACGCGCGAACAGGCGATCGCGATCGTGAACGTGAGCGCGAAAATGGACGGCGGCCCGTGGGAAGTCGTGCGGTTTCAGATTCGGCCGTACGTCTCGTCATACGTGCCGAGCGCGGCGCCGAGCCGGCTGCCGGGCCGCACTGGCACGTATACGGGGGATTGAGCATGAGACTGACGATCAAGGTGCGGGCGCTGCGGGCGGGCGATACGCTCTGGCCGACTGGCCGGACGGTAACGGCCGTCGGGATCCCGTGGCACGAAGCCGGCAGCCGGCGCGCCGTCTGTCGCGTCGGCTTCACGGCTGGCCCGTCGGCCCGCTGGAATGCCGACACGCTCGTCGCGGTCGACCGGGCCGATGGCCTCGAGGCCGGCCCGAAACATAACGCTTGACAGTGCTTGATAGTGCGGTATAGAGTTACCTCATGACGAAGACGCCGACGCTGGCCGCCCGCTTCCCCTGCCTTTTCAATAACCGGAATCGTCACCGCTGCGCGTGCGTCAACTGCGCCGCCTTTAATCGCGCGAATGGCCGCCGTCGCATGACGAAGGCGCGCGCGGCCCGCGCCGCCCGCTCCGCGGCCTGGGCCCTGGCCGTCGCCGAGGGCCGCATCGTGAAGGCCTTCGACACGTTCACGGCCTGCGCGACCGTCGAGGCCGCGGCCGCGAAGCTGGCGGCCCTCGAGGCCGCCGGCGTGCCGGCGCAGATTGTGAGCGCGTCATGAGGAAATTACACACGACGCGCGTCGCGCCGGGCGAGTATCGGGTCGCGGATCGGTATTTCGTGTCGCGCACGCCGGACGGCTGGCGATGGATCGATGGCGAGAACGTGTCGACCGGCGGCGAGTGGCGCGGGAGCAAACGCGAAACGATGGCGGATTTGCGCGCGCACGTTGTCGAGCATTTTCCGACGCTGCAGGACTTGATCGATCAGGGCAAGGATCCGCGGGCGATGTACCGCAAGGGAGCATAGACCAATGGGCACGCGACAGAGCATCGAAGCGTCGGCGGCATACTGGGGCGAGCGCGCGCAGCTCGCGCTGATCAATTTCTTTCACGCGCTCGAGGATGGCGACGCGAAGGCGGCCGCCTGGTATGAAGACAAAGTCGGCCGGTTCGCGACCTACGCCGGCACGTGCGCGCGGCTCGCGCGTGAGGCGACATCATGAGGAAACGCTATAGCCCGGTCGCGCAGGGCGGCACGGTCGCACGCTGGCTCGTCGGCGAAGGCGGCCGCCGGCCGTCTGAGGCCGCCATCGAAGCGGCTTCGATGACGCGCGCGAAGCTGCGGCAGATGCACCGGGACATCGTGACGCTACTCGAGGCCGGCGAGCTCGAGCAGGTGCGCACGGATCAGGGATGGGTGATTCGGAAGCCGGCGCCCGCGGCGACGTCGCCGACGATCTCGGCGCCGGACGATCAGAAGGCCATATGAGCTCGACGGCCCGGCGGTATTTTGAGGCCGACGGCGTGACTATTTTTCACGGCGACGCGCTGGCGGTCCTGGCCGAATTGCCGAGTGAAAGCATCGGGATTGTGTTCACGGATCCGCCTTACAGCAGCGGCGCGCGAAACGCCGCGACGTTGCGCGGCCGCGGCTCCATGCGGCGCGACGAGGGCGCATTCGGGACGGATCATTGGATTGGCAGCGACAATCTCACGGCTCACGGCTTCGCGATGTTAGTGCGTCTCTTCGGCGTCGAGACGTTGCGCGTCGTCGTACGGGACGGGCATCTCTTCAGCTTTATCGACTGGCGACAGCTTCCGGTTCTACAAGGGGCGATCGAGGCCGCCGGGTGGTCGCCACGGGCCTTGATCGTTTGGGACAAGATGTCTTTTGGGATGGGGAACGGCTTCCGCCAGCAGGCCGAATTCGTCCTGCACGCGAGCAAGGGAACCGGCGACAACTTTCTCCGTCATGACTTGGGCACGGTGTTTCGGAATCGTCGTCAGTCGGACGTGATCGGCCATCCTACCGTGAAACCTGTCGGCGTGATCGAGATGTGCATCAGCGCGGTACCCGGTACGGTTCTGGATCCTTTCATGGGAAGCGGATCGGCGCTCGTCGCCGCGAAGAATCTCGGCCGGCAAGCCATCGGAATCGAGATCGAAGAACGCTACTGTGAGATCGCCGCGCAGCGTTTGCAGCAGGAAGTGTTACCGCTCGGAATGTCCTGAGCGGGCGAATAGGGTATGGAAACCGTATGAAAGAGCTCGCGCAGACGTTGATCTACCACGTGGAACGGGCCGCCAAGAAAGCCGGCGTTAACTTCGATGCCGACTGCCGGGCCGAGCTCGAGGCCGTCTTCGAGGCCGCCGACGATCGGATCACGCGGCTCGAGGCCCGCGTGCAGCGGCTCGTCGAAGAGGTACGCGGACGCGTCCGATAGGTCATAGGTATATACTGTGCCGATGCCGAATTCGCTCGCTCGTGTCCGCGGCCGGAAAAGCCGCTTTCCTGGCAAGTCGGTACAGCTCTCGGTACTGCTGCCGGTCGCGACGCACGTCGCGCTGCAGCGGCTCGCCGCGCAGCTCACCGAAGCCGATCAGTACCCGTGCTCGCTCGCCGACGCGATCGCGCATGCGATTCACAAAACGACGCGGACGGCGATGCCGGCCGGCACGTTGCATCGGCCGACGCAGAAAGAGGCGAAGACAGCATGAGAACCTCGATTGTCGTATTCGCGCTCGTCGTATGCGCGCTCGTCGGGCGGCCCGCGGCCGGGCAGACCGTCGCCGGGCCTGGCGCGATCCTCGGCTGGACGCTCGACGTCGCGGGCTCGAGCGCGGCCGGCGTCTCGGCCTTCACCTATCGGGCGTACGTCGACGGCGCCGCGACGGGCGTCGTGCTCGTCGGACCGGCCTGCACAGGCACGGCGACGCCGTACGCGTGTCAGGCGCCGTTACCGACGCTGACGCCCGGCCCGCATGCGATCACGCTCAGCGCGGCCAATGCGGCCGGCGAGGGCCCGAAGAGCGCGGCCTTCGCGATCACCGTGATCGTCGCGCCGCCGGCGCCGACCAACCTACGGATCCTACCGCCGAGCCTGCCGTGAGACGCGCGCTCGTCGGCCTCGCCGTCGTCGGGCTCGTCGCGTGCGGCCATCCGAAACCGCCGACGCCGCCGCACGTCTACGCGCTGAGCTGGACGCAGGGCGGCACGGCGACGTCCTGGGCCGTGTCCGTCGACGGCGTCATGGTCGCGCAGACGACGGCGCCGACGTGGACGCTGCCGCCGACGATTCCGCCCGGCGTGCATCTCTTCGTCGTGCACGCGTCGAATAGCGTCGCGGCCTCGCCGCCGTCGGCGCCGCTCGTCGCGACGCTGAGCCCGTCGGGGATCTGGACGACGCCGCCGTCGACAACGACAATGCTCCTATCGAGGATTCAATGACACAGAAGATACCGATCGCGGCCTTTCACGATCATCTCGATCGCTGCGATCGCTGCTGCTCAGAGCCTTTCAATTTGTGCCCTGAAGGCGCGCGACTGCTCAGGGCCGCCGGCCTGCAGGAAGCCGCGCCGCCGAGGCCGCAGGCATGAAGCGCCGCGCTCGAGGCCGCCGTCGCGCGGCGACGACGGTCGTACATCCGAATCCGATCTCGCGCGGCGAGTACGCCCGTGTCTGCGTAAATTACTCGGCGCTCGCGCGCGACGTGCACGATTTTGTGCACGGCCTGCGCGCGCGTGTCCTGCCGACGCTGCTGATTCCGTCCGACTCGCTGCCGCCGCTCTGGCAGGTGCTCGACGAGCTCGACAACTTCGTCCGCGCGCATGATGTTCGGATGCAACAGCTCGAGATGGCGCTCAATACGGCGGCGCGGCGTTTGGATGCCGCCGCCGCCGATCCGTCGGCCGAGATCGTCGCACTCCGGGCCCGTGTCGCGCTGCTCGAGCGATTCGAGGAAGCATGGCAGCATGCGAGGGCCGTCGTCGCGGTCGTTTTGGGGCTGAAGGGCGCATGACGATCGCCGTCTACGCCGACACGCTCGGCGTCGCGACCTGCCGCGGCGCGACGTGTCGGCAAACGATCACCTGGGCCGAAGTCGTCGCGAGCGGGAAAAAAATGTGTTTTTCCGGGCGGCCCGTCGCGCTCAGGACCGAGCACGAGGGCGCGACGCATCGGCTGATCAATCATTACGATATGGCCGACGTCCACTGGTCGACGTGCCGCGATCGGCAGGCCTTCAAGCGATGACGATCGAGATCACCGTCAAGCGAACCGCCGGCGTCTATGCGGCCGACCGTGAGACGCTCGCCGACTGGCTCGGTCAGGCCGCAAGCCGTGGCCTCGCATCCGGCGCCGACCGCTCGGCGCCGCTGCTGACGGTGACAATGATCTGCGGCGGCATCAGAACGTACCGGCGTCTCTCGGATCTGCCGACGGAGAGCGATCGATGCACCTGCGGCGATCCGACGCATTTCTTTATCTGGTACGACGCATGAGACTCAGCCCGGACGGCCTCAACGTGCTCGGCGGCGTGCAGGGCGTCGTGCTCAACGGCGCAATGGTCATGCCAAACGCCGGCCTGTCGAGCGGCGGCGCCGACTTCGTCGACGAGGGGATCGTCTTTTACGGGGGCTGGAATACGGCGCAGCTCGTCGCCAGGCTGGCCGCGATCTCGCCGGCCGTCCGGATGGCCGTGCCGGGCGCCTCGGCGGCCCTGGCGCACGCGCAGGCGCATCTCGAGGCCCTGCAGGGCCCGGGCGCGACGATCGTCGCCGGCTCAGCCGGCCCGGGCCTCTACGGGGCCGCCCTCGTGAATCCGCAGCCGAGCTATCTCGAGCCGGCCGGCTGGCAGACCGTGATCGGGCTCTGGACGGACGGCCGCGGCCGCCGGCTGACCGCGCATACCGACGGGGCCCGCGACAGCGACGGGAATTACTGGCCCGATCGCGTGGCGCTCGGCAGCTCCAGACAAGGCGATTGGCTCTTCTGTCAGACGCCCGACTATACGACGCTCATCGTGCGGTCGGCCGGCGGCATCGAGTCGCGGCTTGCGCTCGGCGCCTATTTCAAGGAAACCGTCACGAATGCCGACGACGGGCTGCTGCTGCTCAATGCCGGCGGCCCGTGTTACGAGGTCAACTTCGATCGCGTGACGGCCTCGCCGTCGCGGGTCGCGCTGCCGACCGCCGGCGCCGTCGTGGCGATGGGCCCGGCCGTCGGCGGCCGCATCGCCTGGGCGGGCTATCAACCGGGTTTCGGGCTCTGCGTCGGCTGGCTCGACGAGGCGCCGCTCGGATCCGTGCTCTCGGGCGACGGGCGCGACTTCGATCCGATGATCGCCGCCCGGTTCGACGCGTCGATCGTCGTCGCGGCCGGCGAGAATCAGGGCGAAACCGTGCCGCGGATCTATCAGTGCGACGCCGCCCTGATGAACTGCACGATCAACGGCCGGACGTTTCCGCTGCCGCTCGTGAACCTGACGACGCCGCCGCTCGACGTGCCGGCCTTTACGCATAACCTCGACGCTGGCGTCGTGTTTCCGAGCCGCTGATCATGCGATACGACGCGCCGATCCTCGTGAAGCGATTCGGGCCCATCTTCGGCGCGCCGGCGCCGCCGTGCCGGATCAGCGTCTTCGCGTACTGTTTTACCGTCGAGCAGGCGCTCGCGACGGCGAAGGCCTTTCGCAGCCGCGACACGGGCGATCTCTTTTGGCTCGAGGCCCGCGGCGCTCGCGCCTCGCGACCGCTGAAGGCGCGCGCATGACAAAACGGCAAAAAGAAGTTGCGGCGGCGGCGGAGATCCCGCGGTATTTTCCCGGAGAGCAGGACGCGATCCGAACCGTGAGAGAGCTCGGCGCGCGCTACGGGTACGGCAATCTGATCTCGCGCCTGAAAGATGCGTGGTCCGAACACCTGCAGGCGACGAGCGGCCTCTCTAAGAAGTCGGGCGATTTGGCCGCCGGCCATGTCTGCGTCTGGTGCAACGTGGATTGGCGGACGGGAAAGAAGGCGCGATGATGCTCGCGGCCTCACCCGGTACGATCGTACTCGTCGGCAACGGCGTCGACTTCGCCGACGTGACGCCGGTCGGCTGTCGTGTGCTCGTCGACGTGAAGTCGCTCACGACGCGCACGCCGCCGGCGACCTGGCCGGACGGTCGGCCGTGTTTCTTCGGCGTCTTTACGGAGCTCGAGCCCGACTGGCCGACGGTACTCCGGGCCGCGGCCGCGCATCGCGTCCGGCCGGCCTTCCTGCAAGATGGGACCGGATTCTTTCCCTCGAGCGTGCTGTCGACGATGCCGCGATGGGGCCTGCCGATCAAGGAGCTGTATCGGTACGCCGGCGAGACGCTCGCGGCCGCGGTCGCACGCTGGAAAGCTGAGGCCGAGGATCTCGAGCGGCGCTGGCGCTACGATCTCGCCGACATCCTGCAGGCCTACACGATGGGCCCGCTCTACACGGCGGCCGACGTGCGCGCGATCGCCGTCGCCGGCGTCGACCATATCAACGCGCGCGGCCCGCAGCATAAGGCCGCGCTCTGTTTCGCCTGGGATCGGCTCGACGGCGGCCAAGTGCCGGCCAATGCCGAGCTCCAGCAGACGATCTGCCGTCAAACGCCCGGCGCGGCCGTCTTCGAGCCGCTGCCGCCCATTCCGCCCGTCAATCCGACACAAGGAGTCGAATCTATGAATGCGCAGCTCTCATTCGCGTACCGCGGCACGAAGCCGTCAGGCCTCGGCGGAAAATACGTCTGCCTGGTCGATCCGGCCGACGGCAGCAAAGTCGCCAGCGTGCAGCGCGACGGCTCGCTCGACTGGGTCGCGTACGGCACGGGCGCCGGCCGCTTCGAGGCCTTTCTGCTCGCGAATCCGGCGAGCGTGTCGAATCTCGCCGCCGTCCGCTCGTCGAATGACGGCGAGCCGATCGTCTGGTTTAACGCGGCCGTCTTCGATCTGAGCAAGGCCGAGTAGATCATGGGCCTGCATCATGCCGTCGCGACGATGGGCGCGGCCGGTACGCCGCTCTTTCCGCCGCCGCCGCGCGCCGCGCTGCCGCCGTTTCCCGGGCTGACCGACACGCAACCGCCGCCGCCGGTCGCGTCCTGTTGGGCGCAGACGCCATATCAGACGACGCTGCCGGGGGGATGGGGCCTGACGCCGAACGTCCGGATCCATCGGGGCAATTTTTTCGGGCATCGCGTCGCGGGCCTGACGGAAGGCGGCGAAAGCGACGATCCGGAGCTCACCTGCACGTGGGATTGGGTCCGCTACTCGCCGCCGGCGCTCGCGCTCTCGATCGCGTCGTACTGGGCGGCCGGCTACACGCATCCCGTGCACTCGCGGCCGCAGACGCTCAACATGGGGCGCGCGCTCGTCGATCTGCAGCGCGCGACGCGGGCCTGCAAGGCCGCCGGCATGCTGAATATCGTCGTGGCGATCAGTGACGGCGCGCCGTTTTCGGATGCGGTCGACTGGCTCGACGCGCTGCACGCCGAGGGCCTCGTCGACGAAGTCTGCGTCTGCTGGCAGGCCGATCGGTACTACTCGCCGATGGATCTCGTCAAGGCGGCAATGGACGCCGCCGCCTGGGCGCATCCGAGGGGGATCCTCGTCTCGATTCACTGGATGGGCGCCGAGGCCTGCGCATGGTGGGATCCGGCCGACTGCGGGTACTCGCCGAACACCTGCGACACGTACGGGATCTGCGACCGCTGGAGTTATCAGCGCGTCATGGCCGCGTACGTCGACTGTCACCACGGCCAGGCGAACACCGAGGCGCCCGTCGACGCGCTGCAGGCCTGGATCCACAAGGTCGTGATCTCGCTCATGCGGAATCAGGCCTTTTGCGCGGCCGAGCTCGACGCGCAGGCGCAGCAGGACAACCCGTATCAGCGGCTCGAGATCTACGGCGATCAAAAGGGGATCGTCTGCTGCGCGTGCGACAGCCCGACGGATGTACCCGTGACGTTTCTCAACGGCGGCCGCCTGCCGGACGGCGGCGCGGTCGTGACGCCCGGGCCCGTCGTGCTGGCGACGGCCTTCGAGGCCGTGGCGCTCGCCCGGTCGGCCGCGGCGCCGCTCGTGCACACGACGGCCGTCGGCGATCGGCCGGCGCTGCCGCCCGGCATCGCGCCGGCCTGGCGACAGATCGCGCCGACCCGCTTCGCCTCGCATCCGAAGGGCGTCGGCCGGATCGTCGACTGGTAACGTCGTGCGGAATATGAGTTTCGCAGCGACGGCGCAACAGGTTTTCTGGCGGACGAAGACCGTCACGCGCCGGAAGGGCTGGAAAGATCTACAGCCCGGCGCGCTGCTGCAGCCGTTCCTGAAGGCGCAAGGGCTGAAGGCCGGCGAGCACGTCGAGCCGATCGGCGGCCCGATTCGCGTCGTGAGCGTCTCGCAGACCGTGCTCGGCGACATTACGCCGCAAGACGTGCATCGCGAAGGCTTTCCGGCGATGACGGTCGACGAGTTTCTTCGGATGTTTCGGGCGATCAATCCTGGCAGCCGGCGGACGGATCGCGTGACGCGGATTCAATTCGAGTACGTCGATGCCGAGTGAGGCCTGGTTCTGCGGTCGGATCTCGCCGAAGCTGCCAGGATT